GCGGCCAGTAGACTAGCATAGCTTGACCAATTGAATGATCAGCCCGGGATAGAGCGCCGCCACGTCGTCAATGATTGCGCTATACTTGGCCCAGTTGCCCCCAGCCAGCCCGCACCCGATAAGGTGCGGTAGTGCCACTGTCTTGTAGCCCTTGGATACAGTCCACTCGAGCGTCCGGGTCAGCCCTTCTTCAAACCACAACAGTCGTTTGGTCGCCGAATCTTCCACAGTATCGACCCGGGACCACTTGTATCCGGGCATTCCAAAATCGAGCTGGCCCACAATCCCGACCACCGCCCGGGGGCACCCAACGTCTTCGGGGTTAAACGACGTGACGATGGAGCCGCATTCGGGGCGGGTTTCCGGGGTGGCCAGGTTCCGGTTCCCCATTTGGGTTCGATGTCCGTACTGGTCGGCCCACTTGAATCGGGTGGCAATGCTCTTTGACAGACCATGAGACTTGTAGGGCATGGACGATATCTGGTGGACCACCACATCCACGTCCGCCTTGAGCAAATCCCCCATGATGGTGTTGACCCTCATATCGAAATGTGGCCGTTCGGCTATTACACGCCAAACCTATCATTTAATACAAAACCTATCATTTAATACAAAACCTATACGCAAAGCCCTTAAATTAAAATCTTCTTGATCAAGGGTCATTCTCACAGATCGGAAGTTTCCATCTGTGGTTTGCCCTCATGGATGACTCTGTCTACAAACTTGCAAGATGCTTCACATCTTGATTTGGGGTTAACTCCAACTCTTTTCGAAGATGAACGATAGAAACCCAGTAACCCCACAAAAACCATTGGCCATAACTCTGCTTCTTATGTCTTCCTCGAAAAGTGCGCCTGAAGAGCGAGAACCAAGCTCCTTGGGCGCACCATTCGATGGTAGCTTCTGATTGCAATGCTCAATTATTCCAATGTTTATGTGAAATGGGGTTGTCAAGAAACTCTTTTGAAATACTTGACACAAAACATCGGGCCGTCAGGCGTGACGGCCCTATGCCACTTGGAGCCTGCGGACCTTGGTTCGTTGTAGTCCTGAGATTTGGCGCCTTTGGCGTCAATGTTTCAAGATAATACAAGCGAGTGACTGCCCAACACTGAATTGATAAACAAGACAATCCAAACCACTTTAATTCGGTGGCCGGAACGATAAAAAGAGAGCAATGCCACGTGGTGGTCGGAAAGGCCCCCGTAAGTTTTTTGCGACGCCGGGAATGCTCGACAACGTCGATTCCAACACCGCCGAGCTGACCGATTTCAAATATCTCAAGGGGGGAAAGCTGGTCGATCAGGTGCGTAACCACATCCATGGAGCGGTCGGCGAACCGGTGCTCTTGCAACATCTGGTCAACTACTTTCGTCAACACCCACCCAACGACACGCAGGCGTACATCAACGAGATTATGGTAATGACCGTAAACGAAAGAGGTGGGACATGTGCGGCGGGGAACCAGAGCGGGTTGTACCTCAATCGTGGCTTCAACCGAATGGGGTTCAACCAGATGGTGATGATTGTGGCCAACTGCGGCGCCCTCCCGCAAAACAGCCCGCTTCACATTCCAAACGTCCCAGCCGATCTAGCCCCGAAAGCCATTTGCGGGTGGAACGAGCGCCTCCCGGAAAGGCCCGTGTTCAACCTGGCTAACGACCACAAAGTGTGTGGCGATTCAAGCGACCTTCTCCCGGGGGTGCACAGCGCTAAAGCCCGACCGTTCCGGAGGTGTGGGTGCATTACCGAACAAGCTACGTGTGTGGGTGACGGCGAGTGTCGGTATTCGCATGGCAAGTGCATGCCCAAGTTTGACCAGAGCGAGTTTTTGGCGGCCGGGGCCAGGACCGTGTCGGGCAATCTTGAGTTTCACATCCAGGACCCCAACTCGAACCTGTATCAACAAGTGTACGACCAAAACGACGCCCCGATTGGGTGGATGATCATGGCAGTTGCTCCTCCCAATGACGAGGAAGATGATGACCAACAAGACGATGATGACGATCAAGATAACGGCCCTAACAACGACGATGACGAAGAGGACGACGGAGAGCCTGTTCAACTTGAAAAAAGAACACGCTACAAGCGCAAGAGCAAGTCAAATGCCCAAAAATCATTGCAAAGCGGCCATCGGCGGTTGCTTCGCAAAAAGGTGACGACCAAGAAGCGGGCCAGTCAAGCGGCGGCGGCCAAGAAGCGGGCCAGTCAAGCGGCGGCGGCCAAGAAGCGGGCCAGTCAAGCGGCGGCGGCGAAAAAGAAGCGTGCGAGCGAGGCGGCGAAAAAGAAGCGTGCGAGCGAGGCGGCGAAAAAGAAGCGGGCGAGCGAGGCGGCGAAAAAGAAGCGGGCGAGCGAGGCGGCGAAAAAGAAGCGGGCGAGCGGGGCGGCCAAAAAGAAGCGGGCGAGCGAGGCGGTCAAAAAGAAGCGGGCGACTCCAAAGAAAAAGCGCGGAACCCCTCGGAGTCAGAGTCACCCGCCAACCAAAAAGCAACCCTCTCATCAGTCCAAGACTGGGCGATAGAAAAACTTTTGACCCCGACCCCCCCAAACCATGAGCGAGGCCTGGACCAACGTGGCGGTGGCGTCACCCGACACGAGCATGACGGTAGTGGGAAACTTTGAGCCACGGGGGCACCGGGCTGCTCCCGCCCCTACACAACACAGCGACGCAATGCAATCTGAGTACATCGCGCTTCTCAAGAATCTGAACAAGGAGCTCACCGAATCCAACCGGAAACTACGCGCCGAAAACAACGAGTTGCGCGAGGCGTGCACCCAGAAAAGTGTATTGACAGTGACGCTGATCAAACGCAAGACTGGGGTTGGGGTGTGTTGCGTGACGGCGGGGGACCGCGAGGGGGTGTCGATGCAAACCAACATCAATAACTTGATCCGCGAAAACACCGCATCCTGTCAACGGCGAGGGGTGTCCGTCACACTGGTCGACGAGATCATGGTCAATTCTCTTGTGGAATCTCCATTTGAAGAGGCTCGTTTCGGGTGACCGGGGGCAGATCCTCCTTTTCGGCTCTTCCTACCAAGTACATGTTGCCCTTGACGTGATCAACCACATCCTCTGCCAAAAAACCCAACGCGGGAATAAAATCGAGAACTCGCTGAACGTCATTGTCGTGGTTCACCTTGTCCTCAAAATGCGTTCCAAAGACCCGATCCCACCCGCGCGTCGTCACTCCGAAGTTCTTTTTGGGAGTGTTGTGGTGCCTGACGGCGTGCCAATCGGTGGCCCGGGGCAGTATCTCGGGGTAGGCGTGTGTGACGATGTGAAATATCTCATACATCAAGTAGGTCCCGAGAAGCTGCGCCGCAAAGTGGCCCGAGACGATCCCGATCAGTTTGAGCATCCACAGCCCCACGAACCACGCTAGCACCACCTCAAACGACACGACCTGATTGACAAGCGAATTAGGTTTGTTGTGGTGTTCCTTGTGGTACGGAGCTTTGATGATGTCGCTGTGCAGGTTCTTGTGCACCAGATACTCGAGAAATCCAAAGCAAACCATTGCCATCAGGGTCGACAGGAGGCGGCCAACGATGAACATGTCAAAGTACAAGGCTTGAAAGTCGGTCAGAATCAGCCGGAGCATGGTTGTCGACACGCATCGCTCCGCGAGCTCCCGCATGGCACTTTTTTTGACAAAGTGAGGTGAAAGGGGGTAATGATAATAAATTAAAGCAATTGGATCAACGGGCGTTTAATTGATCAGATGAACGGATAGTACCCTGTGTACCAGTACGTCGAAGGGTCCTTGTTGTAGAGGTGGGCGGTGTGCTCCCCGATGGGCAGAGACACAGTGTCGCCGTCTTCGATGTACGCCCCCTTGGTGGCCTGTATGGGTACAACAAATCCGTTGATCTTGGTGTAGTAATATTTGAGGCTGTGGCACGAGTACCGCCCCATGTAGAGCGGGACTAGCTGGCCCTGGTAGTTGGCGGTAGCGTCGTTGGCCGACAAGTACCCCTCGAGCTGGGGCGGGGTCGGGTTGCACGGCGGCCGGTACAGCTGGCGCGGGTTGGAGTTGAGCCGGGGCTGGTCCCACACCGAGTCGATTCGGGCGGTTTGAGGGGCCAGATACGGAGACCGTCTTCGGAGCGCCCACTCCATGGCGGGTTTTTTCTCGAACACCCCCCTCTAAATAATCCATGACCATCCACCGAACTCAATGGGACAATGACTGGCGGGGGATCATCGATCAGCTCCACGGCCACCATCTAGGAGTCCAACTCTCGATGTACCTTGACGTATTTTCGGCCAACGATATTCCGGCCCCCGGAGTGTACCCTAGAAGGGTGTACCGCGAGAACGGGGTCATGCGGATTGATGGGTCCCGGGTGGCGACGGTCGACGACCCCACTGTAACCCCGTCGACCGCACTCTTCTACCAGATTTGGTTCACGCTCGCCCAAGTCCTGGCGACGGCGCATCGCAACCTTGAACACTGGGCGGCCCACTCGATCGATGTGGCGATCGGCCTTTTCTCGATCCGCGACTCTTATATGAACCACTTTATCGAGGCGATCCTGACCGAAGCTCCGCGGTACCAGACGCAAACTCTGTACAACTTTGTGCTCGCAACTTGGTACATCCTGGCCGAGCCCGCAATGCGCCCCGAAAAGTACCCGGTCACGATCCTGGGCACGCTGTTTGACATGACCCGATACATCCAGTACGCGCATCGGAGCCTGATGCCCGCCGAGCCCATCCTGGCAGTGGCGTCGTCGTCGGCCTTTCCACTCGAGTGGCGGCGCCAGGCGCTGTCGTGCCTGCTTAAGCCGCGCCGAGTCACCGAGACGATTAGCGAGGAGAGCGCCCTGAAGGTGTGCACGTGCATTCGGGAAGTGGTGTTGAACGACGACGACCCGGCGGCGCAGCGCGAAAACTGCGGCACGATGATGGCGTACCTGGTCAAGAGCAAGGTCCCCGCAGAGCTTTCATTCGACGATGAGTTTGCGCTGCGGACCGCGACACATTGCATCATCAAGGTGATTGTGGACCCCGCCACGACCGCTGACATTCAACTGCTCCACGCCACCATCGCCGCGCTGCTCGCGTTCGTGAACAAGGTCCGCCGGGCGGCCGGAGTCTTTTTGTTAGACACGGCGATGCAAGCGATGACCGACATGATCCAGCGGTACCGCCTTGACACCGACATGGTTCGGCGGGGGGCGATCGCGGCGCTGTGCTATGAGGGCATCTGGACGTCGCGGCGGGCCCGCCACCACTTTCGCCACCTTGACCCGCAGACGCTACAGATGTGGGGGAGAATCGTGGACACGGCGGTGGTCAAGAACATGATGACGCGCAACAACGAGGAAGAGGAGGAGGACCCCGAGCTGTGTGCCATGACAAGCGTGCCCATGGCGTGGCCAATCAGGCTCCCCGAAGCTCCCGAAGACTTTATTGTGGACATGGAGACGGTGGTGAGGCAGGCTGCGTACAAGGGGCGCCCAATCAACGTGGTCACCAACGGCGATCTCGACATGACCAAGTTCCGGGAGCTCAACAACTTGCGGTAGTTCAACCCATCGCGTGCGTGCGGCGGTTCTGCGACTTGACCACGCATGCAATGCACATGCACCCCAACACAATAAACGCCGCCAACGCAATCACAACAATCCAGTACCACGCCAGCTTGCCCTTGTCCGAATCGTTGGTCGTCTTGAGGAGTTTGGGGGTTGTCGTGGCGGTCGTGGTTGGGGTCGTGGTAGTGACCGTGGTCGTGGCGGTCGTGGTAGTGACCGTGGTTGTGGCGGTCGTGGTAGTGACCGTGGTTGTGGTTTCGGCGGCGCACCGCCAGGTCCAGGTGTGCGCCGTGCACTCGTTCGCCGTCAGCGTGATCATCTGGAGCGTGTGTTGGTAACCCGAGTCGCACTGCGGCTCGGAGAGAACGCATCCCGTCGAGGCGCACCCCCCGTCAAAGCAGGCGGTGACGTTTGACGGCGAGCACGTGTCATAGGTCGTGGTTCCGATCAGCGCGTTGTTGGGAAGCTGGGCCACGGCGACCCCAAGGGCGAGCAGCGCGATCATCGCAAACTGTTAATGAGCCCTGCGCACGCAGGTTTCCGAGTTAATGTTTTTATCACGACGTTGACATATTTTGGGGCGCCCCAAACCGCCGCCTTGACAACAAGGTTTGAATTCCCTCGCGCGTCAGTGTCGAACGTTCGTCGCACACAAAGCGTTCAAAAGAGGGGGAACTTTGAACGATGTCCCATCGGATAAAAACCGTTTTTCGCCTGGGTGTTGGGGGGTCCAGGGTGTCCGCAAGGCACCACAGAGCGCTGTCGATGCAATGAATCTCCAGAGCGTTTGATATGATGTCAGTGTAGTCGCAGATCTCGGTGTCCCCCCTGCGGACCACCCGCTCACAAATCTTGTAAAAGGGGTGGTTCGGGGAGTACACGTCGTTGCGATCGGCCGAGACCACGGGGGTGTTGGGGTGCATGGCTGCCAGGGCTTCGTAAAGCGGTATTTTGGTCGTAGTGCTCCTGTCCGCGACAAAGATGTATGGGCGATTGGGAGCAATCGGACACGACGGACCAGCCGCCGCGGGCAGAAAAAGACTTTTCCGGAACGATGTCGGAATGCGCATGTCCTGGTACAGACTGTCCGGAAACAGGAAATCGTCAGGCATCCTGCCACCGTGGGCCCACTTTCCGTTAAAATAAACAACAGCGTCCCCGTTAGCTCGAGCAGCGACGCGGTTGATGGCGCCAATCAATAGGTTTTCGGATTCCCCAAAGGACACTACATCCACGGTAGGCATATCTCGATAAATGGCCTTTACTCTGGGCAGGTTGCGCTCCTTGCACATCACTGCAACTCGGGCGTACCTGTCGGCCAAGTACCGCACGCACCCAAAAAACATGATTGCATCGCCAAGCCCAAAATGGCTGGCAAAAATAGCCACGGTCATGGTTTGTTTTACTCGGGTGGAATTAGACAATTTGGCCGGAAAGGGTAACTCCACGATCTGCGAACGTACGCGCACCAGCCGTTTCTGTCATTGGGGTAATTTGCAACACGGTGGTACTCATTACTCGATTGCAAATCAGCCGCAACCCGCTGACATTTTTTCGCAGTAATGTCGTCGCAAATAAACAGGCTCACATGCTTTTTGAGCCGGAGATACTCACGATACGTGGTGTCGTCACCCCCGTCGAGCAACGCCACGTCATACCTTCCGCACGGAGCGAATAGTGGCGCCGACTTTACGTTCCGATCGTCGCATGCATCCGTGATCTGACCATCCGGCGTGTCAACGATCTTCCCGTGCACAAAGCGGATCTTGTCACGGACAGGCGACCGGGCATAAACCTGTTCGGCCAGCTTCACTTTTTCCAAGTTGCACTCAAGTGTCGTGAACCAAAACGGTGCTCCCTTTCGCCGAAGAAATCCCGAATGAAACCGCATAGTCGACCCCAGCCCGTTCCAAGTCCCAATCTCAAGAAACCTAGTGTTGGCTGCGTCACTGGCCACATCCTCGATAAAACACCCCATTTGAGTCCCGGCCTTGATCTGCCCTTGATGACGGCGTGTTTCCGCGCGCCATCCTGATTTGTCCGACTCATTCCACATGGATGCTCTTTCTACAACGAAACAGAAAAAAAACAATCCATTTCGATTAGGCCCACTTTTCGAGGAGTTTGGTGGTCGAGACGTCCGGAACCATTGGGTTCAGCTCTACCCTCTGAACGTATTGTGTTCCGGGGAGATCGTTAGCACTGTACTCATCGCCTTTGACAAATACGGCGGGCCTCAGTTTGGCCAAAAGTCTTTCCGGGGTATCTTCGTCAAACACGACCGTGGCGTCCACCTCGGGCACTCGACTCACAAGCCATTCCCGAAACGACTCTGGATTCAAGGGGCGATCACCCCCTTTTAGCCTCTTGACGCTTGCATCGCTGTTGATCCCAACCACCAAAAAATCACCACGCGACTTAGCGAACCGCAACGACGTCAGATGTCCGTGGTGAAAAACGTCGTAGCACCCGCACGTAAACACGACTCGGTGGTCGCGGAGGCACTTGCAAAACAGATCAAAGGCGGACCTCGGGTTGAGCTGTTTCGCGAGGTCGACCTTGTTAACAATGACAGTCCCCGGCGACTGGACCGACAGCCTGCCCATGGATTCCGACACGCGACACAGCTCTGCAAACGGAATATCGGCCTCAAGCGTGAGCATAGACACAGTCGCATGAACAACATCCCCCGCCCCGGTGACATCAAACACCCTCACCTTCTCGCCGGGGCATTGCACGAATTGGCCCGACGTGGCGTCGTATCCGACCAGCCCTTTATCGGCCAGCGTCACGATGATCCTGCTCACTTTTAGGCAAATCGCCTTTTCCTTCAGCGCGTCCTGGGTCGGGCTGCCTCCAAATTCATGATGGTTCATCTTAACCGTGTGGGCGCCAACGAACCGTTCAGGGGCATACCGCGGGTCCACGACTAGCGGGGCACCTATCGATCTGAGCCAGCCGATCACCTCACCGTCGAGAGTGCCCTTGCAATACTCGGACGCAACTATCATCGCCGGAACATTCCTTACCCGACTTTTTAGCTTGACTCGGTGATGTTTAGGTATGGGGTGGACCTCCGAGTCAAGCCTGGAGACGACTCCGCCTACGTCGCCCGAAATCCGGGTGATGCTTGGCGTAACCCAGTCGGGGCACGTAATGATGGCAGATGTGTCAACACCAAGCCGCTCAAACTCAGTAAGGGCCCATTTTCCGTTGTCGTCATTGCCCACAAACCCCGCCATGGTTACCGACACACCGAGGCTTGCAAGGTTGACCGCGCACAGCGCGGCGCCCCCCAGAAACCGCTCACACCGAGTCTCAATGCACACTGGTACAAGCGCCTCCCGCGCTATCCTGTTTGACGTCACGGATCGATAAACATCCACAATGATGTCCCCCACCGCGACGACCGAGGACATCTTTTCTTTTTTTTGTGTTGTGGCCATTTATTTTCGCTCAACCAAGCTTGCGCAGCCAAAAATCGTAGAGGTCAGCGATGGTGGTCTCGATTGGGATGGTCGGACTCCACCCCAGCTCTTTTTTGATGAGGGATGAATCGCCGTTCTGGAATTGGATGTCGACCGGCCGCCACAGCGCTTCGTCAATCTTCATGATGACATCGACGATCCCGCTGTGCTTCAAAAGCATTTCGGTGTACCGGCGCATCATGAGGGGGGTACCCCCGCAGACATTGTACACTTTACCCGAGGAGACGCTTGGGGTTTCAATCACTAGCCGGAACGCCGTCGCCACGTCGCGGACGTCGGTGACAGCGCGGACCGTGTCCAGATTTCCGACGCGCAACACTTTTCCCTGAGTCCCGAGCGCCATCTTTGCAATTTGAACAGCGTCCGAGGCGATCGAGAACCTGGCGCCCCGCCGGGGCCCCGTGTAGCAAAATGGACGGATCACCGTCGCGGTCATCTGCTTGTTCTTCATGCGCTCGCCAACGTACAAATCAATTGCGCTCTTCGATGCCCCGTACGGGTTGGCCGGAAGGATCGTGTTGTCCTCGACGATGGCCCGGCCGTCGATCCCCTCATTGCCATACACCTCGACGGTCGAACAAAACACAAAGTGGCAGTCGTTCTGATTGTCTTGGATCGCCGTAATCAGGTTGAGCGACCCCATCACGTTGGTCTCCCACGTTCCGATCGGGTCCTTGAAGCTAGAGGGCGGGTGCGACTGCGCAGCCAGGTGAAGCACAGCGTCAAATTTTTCAGCGCGAAAAAGCCGGTCCATGGTGCGGTAGTGGACAATGTCGCCGTAGAAAAAAGTGATTTGCTTAAACTCATCCTCGGTCAACAGGTCGGTCAGCTCGTATTCGCTCCCGCGGGTGCTCCGAACGAGTCCGCACACAGTGTGGCCGTGGTTGATCAGATCGCGTGCGAGGTGCGGGCCAAGAAAGCCAGTGATACCGGTTATGAGGACACGCATCGCTTCGATTTGGGTTTTATTGGGATAGATTTTTTGTTGGGGTTGCACGTGCATTTACGAACTCACACAAATTCGAGCGCGGCCTTGTGGCGCGCCTCATGGTCTTGGATCTCGAGAAGATTAAGAATGTCCTCCTGCGTCGCGTTCTTGGTAATGGCCTTGCGCTGCGCCTCGTCGAGCCCGAGCCGCTGTGACACCGCATGGCTCACTGTGAGCTCCTTCTCGGTCTTGACCATCTTGGTACCTTCACGATTGATAAAATGGTCCTTCCTACGCTTTTCTAGCGCCCTTTCAATGCGCTCGTCCGAGTAGGCGTGCTTGGTTCCGGACTTGGTGTCGCCAGCGCATCCCGACTTCCACTTGACCTCGACCATGTCGATCCATTTGCACATGTCAAACACGTGCACCTCGAGCGGCTCGACCTTCTTTCCAATCACGTTCCTGGCGGTGCTCTCGGCCTCGTCAAGCTGCTCAAACACCTCGTGCACGTACACCACCGCGTCGCAGTTGAGGTCGTTTGAGAGCAGGAACCCCGCCACAAAGTGGTTTTGACTCTTAACCCGTACCACCTTGGTGAGCGAGGTCCCGTTCTCGACGTCCTCCTCGTCCTCGAACCCGGCGACTTGCGACTCGGTCGCATTCTGGTCGATCTGGGGCTTGTACTCGATTCCGCGATCCGGAATCTCCGGAAGCTTCTCGGGGGCCATGGGCACAATTTCATCGTGTTCCTCGGTTTTGGGGATTGTGGTGATCTCCGACACCTTGAGCGTCTTTTTGATGTCTTGCATCGTGAAGATCTTGTCGCGAGGAATATCCTTGCGGAAAGCGTGTGACTCGGCGATCGCAACGTCGTGGCGCCCCGGAGCAATCGCAACGTCGGGGTGGATGTTGTGCCTGGCGCGAGCCCGACGCATCCAGCCCTGCGAGTTGTAGTAGTCCAGGTACTGCGCCCACTGTTGCACGGCTTCGTTGGTGTGCCCTCCCTTGCGCAGCGCCCGCGTAATCTCGAAATCTTCCTTGATGTACTCGCGCTGCTTGAGAAAGTCGCCCTCGACCTGCCCGACGATCGCCTGAACCTCTTCTAGCGACTGCGACTTTGCGTATTCCATCGGAATCACGATCTTGCCCGGGGTCTCAAGCTTGTAGATGTGCCCGGCGACCCCCCGCTTCGTGTACACGCTAATGGACACGTCGGCCTCCGCATCGCTGTCGCAGAACCGGAGCACCCGAAACTGCGGGTTGTCGGCCCGCGGCGAGTGGCCCGCGCCTGAGTGGGCTACCTGGATCAGCGCGATTTTCCCCATCACTTTGTTTAAAGCTGAGAGTTTCAGGATTTATTGGTTAACCGGACGTCATTTACGAAGAAGACATGATGGACGGCGCCGGGTTGGGGTTTTGGCTGGCCGTCGCTGCGTTCTTGGTGGTGGTTGCGTTCTTCTTTTGCTCGTTGGGCGTCAAGTGTTGGCGCGATTGCAGAAAGCGGCCAAGCCAGGGGTACGAGCCAATTGCCTGGGGTCAGTTTGTCGGCGCTGGAATCACCTCGCCGTCGCACCACCCTTCGTTTACGTCCATCTCCGCCACGTAGATCGTGATCTGATTCCGGATCGGGTGGCGCTTGAACACGTTTCGCAGCTGCTCCCAGGTCCTCGACCCTTGCGTCTGAAAGGAGCGCGCCGCCAACTGCTCGCGCTCTTGCGACCACAACACATTGGTGTTGTCGCCAGTAAAGTCACGATTGGTTTGAACCAGCGTGGCCTGCGACGACGACCGCGCTTCAGCCACCCCGTTGGTGTCCCGGGTGATGACGGTGGCCTCATCGGACGAACACACACATATGTACGTCGGCGAGATCAGCTGGGCCCGCTGAAACGTGTCGATGGCCTCGCGGTAGTTGGCGGTCGCGAGCATCGTCTCTCGGACCAGGTAACCCACCGGCCACCGCGAGCACCGCACTAGCTCAACCAGCGTCCGAGCGATCCCGAGACCGCCGTGCGGCCGGTAGTTGATCGACACCGAGTAGCCCCCGGGCCGGAGGCCTGTGAGCACCCCGATGTACCCGGCCCATGTGATGGTCCGCAACACGGTGGCCCCGCCCCGCTGGAAGTTGACCCGGACCGTCACGTTGCGCAGCGCGTCGAGCGGCCAGTCCATCGTTCGGATGTGACGCCCCTCGGGGCACATGATTGTGGTGCACGACGCGCAGATCTCGTACGCGATCTGACAGAGCAACACGTCGAACACGGGGAGCCCTAGCCCGGTGGCAACACTATTGATCTCGTTGTAATACATCATGGACCCCGAGCGCATCCATGCCAGCGGGCCTCCGATCCACCGCAAACCGTCGACCCACGGCCCCAGGAACCCGAGCAGTTCTCGGTGCGACGCCAGGATCCGATCGCGCTCACCCTCAATGACAGATGACCAGCGGTGTTCCGGGGAGAGGTCCAGGTTGACTGTGTAGGTTCGCATCACTTTTTCTTGCTCTTCTCAAACTTGTTGATAGCGTTGTCGACCCGTGACAACAAAAATCCGAAGGCGACTGGTTGACACACCACCGAAACCGCGAACAGAATGACCATCACCGCGCTGACTCCAACCACCCCCCTGATCTTTGGGTTACCAAACGTGTACAGGAAGAGAAAAAGCGCAATGACCGCCGACCCTCCGGCCGTAAACGCCGGGATGAGAGTGTAGTTGGTCAGCTTTTGCACATCGGTGGCGGTCGAGTACATGGGGGTGTTCACCGCCTTGGATATTAGCGCGTCGGCCGCGGGCGCCAAGAGGGCGATCGACGCGATCAACACAATAAACGACAAAAAAGACAAAACACCAAACACGATCCCAATCTTGGGGAAATTGCCCGCCGTCACGGGGTCGTTCTCCCCGGCGTAAAAACGCACAAGCCCTCCTCCCGCCGCCCCAAAGACAGACATGGCCGTTCCACCAGCGAGGCCGAATATAGAGATGAGTCGCAGCTTGTTCAGCTCCTTGTTCAGCTCCTCATTCATCGCTATTTTACTTGTAACTAGAACGAACAAATTTCATAACCCCCTTTATTGGGTGTACTTGACTAGTATCTCTGGAGGGGGCGCACGTTGCCTTGAGCAGCGCAATTTGATGCAGCGGTGTTTGTTTGTATCGTTGAGCCCGCCCAAACACGGTGTACGACACAAGGACCCTCATGACTCACACAAATGTTAACGCCGGCTTGGCCGGATCATGTTAACAATTTGCCACCACTTCCAGTGATGTGGAACGAATGGAGGGGGCTGTCCACTCGGGACACCAGGAAACTGTATCGCAAAAACAAACCCAACATGCACCGGGTCGACGACAGCGGATATCGGATCCACCACCGGGCGGTATTCGATGACAACCCTGAGCTGCTTCGGCTGCTCATGACTGAACCCGATGGGATCCACCACGTCGTTTGCGCCAAGTACGTTGGGGCGGATTTTTCGCCGGGCGATCTGTATTGCGGAATGGTCCCGGTCGTCATGGCTGTTTTATGCAGTAACATCAGGGCGCTCGAGCTGCTTTACCCTCACGTTGGGCGCGGCGAAAAGTTCTTTTGGAAACTGGGGGCCAAGAGGCTGTCGCTCATCTCGATCGCGGCGCGGCTCGGAGCAGACGATGCGGCGAGCTGGATCGAGGGCCGTGAGGGGTGCGATAATCTGGACCCGGACAGCGCCGCGCTCCGCGCCGTGAAGCTGAGCGTGGGCGGCGTTTTGGATGTCCACCCGTTTTCGGGGGCAATGGGCCCCTTAATCCTCCAGGAGGCGCTGCTCAACCCGCGCACGCCGAGCGAGCTGATCCGAAACCTGTTGGTGCGACATCGGGTTCCGATGAACCAGTCGCCAAAGGTCGCCAGAGCCTTGATGAGAAACCCCTCGGTGATGCTCGACCTGTTCAAGTGGGGTTACCGGCCAGAGAAATACAACCTCGTGTTCAGGGACCTGATCGATGCCAAAATCCGAGACGTCGATCGGCTCAACATTTTCCGCAACCTCATTGCGCTTGGCCACCGCCCGCACCGCGAGCCGGACATCATTGCGGTGTTTATGGCGCCGTTGCTTTACCTGGAGGCGTGCCACCGCCGCCCGACGTGGATCGAGAACATCCCGAACGCCGTGACTATCATGTTGCTTCGCGGCGGGGGCGCCCCAGAAGTGTGCGCCAGGGTCAGGGCGGTCATTGAGTTGTGCGATATCGACCCCAGCGGCCAGGCACTGCGCCGTGTGGTGGACGAGGGCTACGTCGAGGCCACCCGGATGCTTTTGTCGCTCCCGCAGATGGACCTGACCCCCTATCCTAACCACCGTCCGCCGTGGACGGTGCACCCACCGTCCCTGTACGACAGCGATTTCTACGACAGGCATTTCGAGTGCGTGGTGATGGTGCTCGAGGCCGTGCGGATCGCCGGCCGCCAGATCCCACCCGAGTCTCACCCGATTCACCAGATGATGCGCATTCAACCTATACCGTTTGACTACATCGACATACTTTTGAACGTCGGGCTGGCGCCTTGTACGGTAGACATGCACTCGGTCGGGATCCCGCTCACAAAGTTCGGGTGGAGCGACTATGAGCTGAGCGTTCTGATCAAGTATTTTGGGTCAGTGCGCTGCGATCCCCCTGACGCGTACGAGTTTGGCGAGATTTTCAGCCGCATCGCTGCGCTGAACTTTTTGTTTATTCCGAGGGGCAGCTACTGGGCGCTTGACATCATAAACGCCGAGGCGGGCCCCGACCCCTTGTCGGTGATGATGACAATGGCGCACGTGTGGGGGCCAATGCTCTTTATGGCGGTGATGCAGCCGCACCACCTCGTGAGCATGTTTCAAAGCGGTGCGCACCTTCCACCGCACAACGAGTGCGTGGATCACCCGGATCCGCCGCCCGCCTGTTCCAAAGCGCTGGCGCTGCGGAGGGACATTATTCAGGGCGCGGCCTTTGGGTGGAACCCAACCCGACACTATTTGTTCCCCGAGTTGTTTCAGGAGCGGGTGGTTCACACGATCATGATCGCCAACCGACTGAGCATCATGACGGCGCTTCCCCCGCTCCCGCTCGAAATGTGGTTCCACGTGTTCTCATTCCTTGGCCGATAGAGCCCCATCTCGCCTCTTTTTGTACTCGCGGTACTTATCCCCCGATCGAAACCACACCGGTAAATCACACGAGATGCACCACGTTGCGAGAAACGCACGTTTGCCTTCTTGTTGGTAGATGGATTCGCACTCGCCGCACACAAAAGGGGCGTGCACGCCTTCTTCCACCGACGAGGGCGGGCCCTCCTTAGCCCGTGTTCGCTTAGCGGCTGGGGCGGTTCGGGGCATCGCGATAGTGCCAGGTCCGGTTCGGTGGGAGGCCGCATTAAAGGAAGGGGGGTCCGTGCGCGATTAATGAAAGGATTGGGAGTCAAAAAATTCTCACATTTGAACAACGAAAGTCATGCCAACGGTGATCAAGCGGTCCGGGGCCAAAGTGGAATTCAATATTGCCAACGTGGCTGAGCGCCTCTCGACGTTAGTGGACCGCTACGGGCTACACGTGGACATCGACAAGCTGTTGGAAGAAGTGTCTGAACTCCCGCTCGCCGACGGCTCAGCCACCAACGACGTCGACACGCTGATCACGATGGTGGCGCTGGGCAACTCGTTTGATCACCCGGACTACGCACTGCTCTCAGGAATGATCGAGATGACGGCGCTCCGCAAGCGCACCGACAACACATTCAGCGCGTACGTTGAGCGTGCGGGGGCGTACGTTAACCCCCGCAACAGGAAGCCGTCGCCCGCGCTAGACGGTTGGTTTCTTAAGTACGTCATGGAACACCGCGACGCGCTTGACGCCGCGATCGTCCAGGACCGCGACCTTCAGTTCAACCTGTTTGCAATGAAAACGCTCAAACGGTCGTACCTGATCCGCCTCGGGTCGGTGATTGTTGAGCGGCCGCAGTACATGTACATGCGGATTGCGATCGAGCTCGGGCGGCGGATCGGGATCGACCGGGTGCTCATGCTGTATGAGCACATGTCCAAGGGGTTGTACACCCACGCCAGCCCGACCATGTTCAACGCCGGGACGCCGATGAACCAGCTGTCAAGCTGCTTCAAGATCCGTATGAAATCCGACTCGATCGAAGGAATCTACGACACGCTCAAGATATGCGCGATGATCTCCAAGACCGGCGGCGGGATTGGGCTGGCGGTCTCGGACATCCGAGCAGCCGGGTCATACATCGCTGGGACCGGAGGCACCTCAAACGGGCTGGTCCCGATGCTCCGCAACTACAATTCCACCGCGCGGTACGTGGACCAAGGGGGAAACAAGCGGCCAGGGGCTTTTGCGGCGTTTATCGAGCCGTGGCACGCTGACATTTTTGACGTGGTTTCGATGCGGGTCCCGCTCGACTCCGAGGCCACCCACGCCTCTGGTGGGTCGCATGAGACCAAGGGTCTCGACCTCAACTACGGGATTTGGACGTGTGATGAATTTATGCGCCGAGTTGAGGCCGACGAGGACTGGACGCTGATGTGCCCGGACGAGTGCCCGGGGCTGGTGACGGCGTATGGCGACGAGTTCACCCGGCTGTACCGCCAGTACGAGGCTGAGGGCCGCGGGAAGCGCACCATCAAGGCGTGGGACCTGTACGAGCACATCGTCAAGACTCAGATCGAGACGGGCGAGCCGTACATGTTGTACAAGGACGCGGTCAACGAAAAGTCCAACCAGAAGAACATCGGCCCAATCGTGTGCTCCAACCTGTGTGTGACAGGCGACACCAAGCTGCTTACGTCGGTGGGTCATATCGACATTTGTAAGCTCGACGGTCAGCGCACCACCATCTGGAACGGCGAGGAGTGGGTCGACGACGTTCCGGTGCGACGCACCAGCGCCGAGGGCGATGACCGCCCGGTGATCACGGTGGTGACTAGCCACGGTCTGTCGATCGAATGCACCCCAGAGCACGAGTTTGTGTTGGTCGACGGAAAGACCAAGATTCCGGCCAAGGAGCTGCGGATCGGGGTTGAGCTGTTTCAGCCTAAGGAGGTGATTTACGAGGGGCTTCCGCTGGCGGACGAAAAGGGGCGCACGGCCGACGCACCAACCAAAGAGGAGATGCACGAGGCGTGGTACTCCGGGTTCATCGCGGGGCGGCTGATTGAGGTGGGAGGGCGTCAGCGCCTGACGCTGAACCTGCGGGAGACGCTCAAGTGCCCGTGGATCCGGGTGGAGAAATCCGAGAAGGAGCTGTGCACAAAGCTTGGCTGGGACCCCGCCGCCGAGGTCCCTGGAGCCGACCGCCTCAACCCCGAAGACCTCGAGCTGTTTGCATACATCCCTGTGCCCAATGAGAAGCAGCGAGCGGTATACCCGCTCACCGCGCACAAATATTTGCGTGTCGCGTGGTGCAGCGGGTTCAAGGACGCGATCAAGCACCTCGATTTTGCGGCATCGATTTACCAGACCCTGATGCCCACCTTGTTGATGTTTCGGAGTGTTGGGTTCAGGGTCAAGCTGGCGCCAGAGGACACTTCCGGAAGCGGGGTATGGTGCATCCGGGAGATCAATGACAATGAGCCGCTCACGGTGGCGCAGATCATTGACAACGGGCGCAAGGCGGCGACGTACTGTGTGACAGAGCCTAAGGAGCACCGCGCCGTGTTCAACGGAACTTGCACCGGGCAGTGCACCGAGATGATGATGCACTCAAGCCCCGACGAGATTTCGGTGTGCACGCTCGCGAGCATCGCGCTCCCCAAGTACGTCGACGAGAAGACCCGGACGGTCAACTACCAGAAGATCGCCGACATGGCCGGCGAGATCACCGTCAACCTGAACGAGGTGATTGACGTGCAAACCTACGTTTCGCATGAGATGGAGAACTCGAACTACACCCACCGCCCGATCGGGATTGGGGTCCAGGGGCTCGCCGACATGTTTGCCAAGCTCAAGCTCCCGTTCACGTCGGCCGGGGCCAAAGAGGTCAACAAGCGGGTGTTTGACGCCATTTACTACGGATTTCTTCACGCGTCGTGCAAGATGGCCCAGGATCGGGGTGCGCCGTACAAAACGTTTGCGGGGTCGCCGTTGAGCGAGGGCAAGTTTCAGTTCGATCTGTGGGGTGTTGGCCCGCTCAAGGGGTCACCGTTCGACTGGGAGGGGCTCCGGGCCCGGATCGTCGAACACGGCGTAATGAACAGCCTCGGGATCGCGGTGATGCCCACCGCGTCAACCGCGCAGATCCTCGGGAACCACGAGCAGTGCACGCCGTTCCTGGGCAACGTGTACCAGCGCAAGGTGCTCGGCGGGGTGTTTACGGTGGTCAACGAGCACTTGGTCAAGGACCTGACCGAGCGCGGGCTGTGGAGCGATGCCGTCAAGGAGGAGCTGATCACGAACCGCGGGTCGGTCCAAAACATCAAGGAAGTCCCGAGCGATCTCAAGGAGATCTACAAGACGGTGTGGGAGCTCGACGGCCGCGACCTGGTCGACATGCAAGTGGACCGCGGGCCGATGGTCGACCACTCGCAGTCGTTTGTGGTCTACATAGCCGAGCCCAACATTGTCAAGGTGTCGAGCCTGCACATGTACACCTGGAAGAAGGGGCTTAAGACGGGCATGTACTACCTCCGGACCAGGGCGGCGTCGCAGGCGCTTCAGTTCACCGTCGTCCCCAAGGGCGGTGATAAGGCCATCCAGAAGGCGCTCCAGGAGAGCAAGGACGCCGACGCGCAATTTTGCACGCTCACCAACCGTGAAGAGTGCCTGTCGTGTGGATCGTAACTTGCAGTGTTCACTACCCTTTTTACAGGCAACTCGATCCAGACTATCCCAAGTTCATCAAAACGCATTAAAACACGGGTATTTCATTCATTGATTTATTTCAATGAATTCAGGGCAACATCATGAGCTCTGCAAGAGTCAATGAATCATCAGGCAACGAATGCGTCAATGGCGGCTGTGCCATTGTGACACTTGGGATCGGATCAGAATGAACGCTGAGTCATTTTATCCAAATTGTGACTCAGCCGGGCGAATTCCAAATCGGGAATGATGATTTGGAATTCGTGACTCAGCCGGGCGAATATCCGATCCCGTCTGGGCAGCGGCCGGTCAAGAGCTCACAATCGCATACCCTCAGCCGACCCGAAGACCACCCCAACCCGAGACCATGACCTCACTGCCCTCACTGCCCTCACTGCCCTCACTGCCCTCACTGCCCTCACTAACCCCGTGGACCCAGATCGACTGTAACAAGACTTCAGGAAAGGCGTCGAATTTTTACGATCTTGAGCTCAACCAGTTTGAGTGTTCATTTGGTGCGTGTTGCTATTGCAAATGTCCTTTGGTCAATCCGTGCGATGAGACGCGTTTGCCAACCCATCCTCAGCGTGTGTAAGGTCATTTCAGCGCACAACTACTTACTTACCAACCACCTTTTTATCGCTATCGGAATTAGATGTTGTGATGAAACCGAAGGTCCGTCGTCCAACACGATCGGGTGCTGGCACAGACAATCAACGTCGTGAGAAACGACAAACTCAGAATCGTAACAACGCGGTACGTCTTTACTCTCAACACATGCACGCCACCACCACCACCATGTACCCTTCTTGATGTAATCTCTTCGTATATATACCTTGTTTTTCTTTTAAAGTTGCATCTTGTTGTGTTATGTTCCACAAAGCATATTGTTCTGTTTCTCTCGACTGATCACACCCGTACCCTTCTTCATTATAACCAGGCCAAGTGCCGACAGCGCAAGATTGATCGTGTAGAAGAGCTTTCGACAGTACTTCGGGGTCTTCTGGCCGACAATGTCAAGCTCAAAGAGATACTAATGCAGCTCGAGGGGCGCGTGTCTGCGCAGTGCTTGTAATTTGGTTTTGACAACGCTATCGCCGCCCAATTTTCACGCAAAATGCGGTGCTAGCGCCTCATCTTGGCACTCACCCACTTTTTCTCGTGGTTGATTGTGGCGAGGTGACGTTCATATACCAGTTGTCGGGAGTAAACGTATAGCCTATAGACTCGAGCGCTTCTATCGCGGCGAGCAGCTCCCGCTCCCCGTAGACAAGCACAAAGACGCCCACGCGAAATCGCCTGACTTCTTGGAGCCTCTTGGTCAGAGGCAATCGATCCATGCTTTGCGTTGATTGTGATTAACGGGGTTTCACAATCCGGGTAATTATGCTTGCGCTTAGTCACCTTGCCCATTTAAGCCATGTTCGCCCCGCCGATCCACAAGATCGCTGAAGCCATGGGTGTCACCGGGCACGAGGTGCGCGCGCTCAAGCAGTTTGGGCAGGCGCTCGAGGCCGCAACGGACATGCAATTGTTTAACCAAACAACGCTGATTGAGGTGCACTGCTCGCCAGAGATGCGGTGCCCCACGCGCTACCATCCCAAGTACGCACATCTTACCACCACCGAGGCCAACTTCAATCGTCAGTTTATTCCAAAGTAAAGCTCTACTCGCGCTCGTTGGTAAAAGGGGTGTGGTGCCCTGTTGGGTGTGAGAGGTGGTCGGTCTTGTTCACCATGTGAACGTGCATACTTCCGTCGTCCGCGAAATCGATCACGGTGATGGACCCGTTGGCCACGTGAAAAAACGGCCCCGTCTCGATGTCCCCGATCAGCTGGCTGATGAGCAGCGAGTGCGCAAACACCAGCGTCTGACGGCGCTCCTGGGGGGAGCCCGTGCGGCGCCACCGGTCCTTGAGCGCCTCGACCCGCGCCTTGAATTCGCTCATCGACTCGTTCGGCCGAATCCACGTGGCGGGGTCCACGAGTTCGGGGTCGTCGCTAATTAGGTCCCATCCCACGGGCAGCTTTTGGATCACCAGCGACTCGCCGAACCGCCGCTCGCGCAGGTCAAACTTGACGCGAACCAGGCTGGGGTCGAGCTGCGCAACAAAAGGTGCGGCGGTCTCGATCGCTCGGGAAAGTGGCGACACCTCGACGGCGCTAAAAGACGCATGGCTTAGGTAATCAGCGACCTCCTTGGCCTGCGCGACTCCCATCTCGGTGAGCTCGGGCTTCCCGGTGGCCGACTCGCCGACGCCGGTCATCACAAAGTCGCGGTTTTGTGAACTCTCGCCGTGGCGGACCAACACGACCCGGTTCTTGACAATCCTCGAGTTCATCCCGTAACGAGGGGCCATCCAGGCCGGATCGCGGATGTCAAACGGGAGGGGCATCTTGGGTTTATGATCTGGTCGCTTTGCCAACCCCGCCAAAAAAATCGTGACGTTAACGACCCAGACGCGACAAACATTAATCGTCAAATTCGACGTCGTCGTCGCAGTTGTGGTTCACCGCAAAGCTGTCGAAGCGGGGGTGCAACAGCGACCGCCGCCGGGTGGGACCGCCTCCCACCTGGCTGATGATGTCGCCGTCGACCGAGATGAGCCGGATCTGGTTTTCGTCGTCCTCAGCAACGCATGCGCCCGCCGATTCCCTGGTCTCCGCAATAACTTGTGTCACGCCGTCGCGGTCAATGAACGTCTTGTCAGAAATTTGAAAGAATGAGGGGTGGCACATCTGAAAAGGAACAAGGTCATACATTTCAGCGCGGTAGAAAAACACGCAATCGCGGTAGTCATGCGACACCGCGCACCTGCGCACGTCCAAAACCATGGTTCCGTAGTTTCGCGTAACGGTGGCATACATCTTTTGCCACTTGGGGAAGGGAATGAAGCTAAACCAGTTGGCGTGCATCTTTTTCTGGTTGTTGACGTTGTTGTCCCAGAACAGGAAGATCAAGTCGATGTTGGAGCGGAGGTCGGGGCCAATCGCCATCAGATACTGGATCACGAGCAGCCTAAACAGGTTGAAATTGCGCCCGTTCATCATCATCTGGCGGAGCACCTTACTGTTCATGAACTGCTTGTCAAACCCGCAGTCGTCAGCGATGAAGAAATATTCGCGCTCATCGAGCTGCGCGTTGAGACGGTGGCGGTGGTCATGACGCATCAGGTCCACAAACGATTCGAGGTCGGTGGTCACGGGCTCTTTGATGAAATGGCGGGGGATGCAGCTCTGAAACTTCTGGTACGACGAAAGCGACGGGGTCATAGCTAACCCGAGGTAAAAGCGTGGGGCCAACCGGTGCATAATGTCGTACATAAGGGTCGACTTCCCACACGCCGTTTTCCCGATGATGCACACCCCAGTCCTCGGGGTGATTTGTTCTAGATCGTACTCGGAGATGTCGGTCATTTTAATTCTTGTCGCTAAACTGGAAATTTGTTGCCGCGCGTGAACCGCCAGCGACGCTCACTTTTAAAATGTTTGTCGAAATCCAGGATTCTGACAGGCACGCCAAGTATCACCGGGCGATTGTCGCCACGGTCGGCCGCTTTCGTGACGACCACATGGGCCAGAGCCCCACGGTTCTTGTGATCAACGACGCCTTGGGGCTGTTGACGGCCATGGTGATCAAGGCCGGCGCCAAGGCGCTGGTGCATGCCTCGGCCCCCGCCCTCCCGGGGGTTGAGGCGATCGACACGCTCAACAGCGATGCGGACCCCGTCGCCGACGTGTTGGTGTTTCGCGTCCACAGAAACAACGTGTTTGCCATGCAACAGCTCATCGCGTCCGCTAAACAATGCGTGCGCCACAACGGGCGGTACTGCGTGCCAGAGGCCATTCACGAGACCGTCACGCCGTGCGCGTGGGGGTGGGCGGTCGGGCCAGACGAAGGCGCGCCCGAGCTCGCCCGCGGGGTTTTCTTTCGCGAGGTAATGCGGCGGTTCGGGAGCCGCGGCCTGGTGAGCACCGCCGACGCCCCGATCGTTCCGGCGACGTCCGGACGGCTCCGATTCGTTTCCACCGGCCCCACTACCCGGCTGAGCGAGACTGATTCGATCGTGATTGCGGCCCCCGATGATGACAGCGTCCCGGCGGTGGCCGTAGGCTGGATCGCCACGCTCTCTGACGGAATCGATCTGGACAACAACCCGCACGCATACCGGTTGACCTTGGACAACACCGCGTCGGCGGTAGCCCGGGCGATGGTCTGCGGCCTGTGGGTCGCCACCGGGTTTCGGGGGAGTGCCCTACCGCGCCGCCTGATCCAGACGCACCGGTCGATCGAGGGGGTCCCGGTTTTCCGGATCGAAAGCTCCGATGGAATCATCGAGTGGACAAACGAGTTAAGGGCGTCGCGCCAGGGCGATGAGATCAAATACCTATTGGCCGACATCGTGACAGTCATCCACACCCCAAGCCCAGCCCCGGAGGGGACGCTGTTCTACAACGCTCCGACCGCCGCCATCATGGCCGCCGCCGCGTCCCCCGACGCTCGGTACCTGGTGTCGTGCCCGTCGATTGTCGCGAGGGCGCACATGGCCGCTCACTTCAACAACCTGGCGGTGGCTTCAACCGTCAACAGGCTTCATGTTTCGCGCCAAAGGATGTTGCCTATGATTGTGCAATCGACTGTCTACACGATGAGCTGCCCCCGCCGGGCCGCTGTCGTTGTCCCGTCAGAAGCCATGGATTTGATCACGGTGCGGTTTGACCCCATTGAGCTCGCCCGACAATGTTGCCCGGAGGCGCCGGCGGCCGCCGTCGACGCGATACGGCGGTGGCTCAAGGTCCGCGACTACAAGTCGTGGCCGCTGTGCGGGTTACCGTGGGCGGTCCCGGCGGCCAGCGATGGAAAATTGGTGGTTGTGCAGCGCAGGCGTGGCAATTTTGGAACGAGCGGAATCGCCGAAGAATTCCTGGAGGGGTATGCTCTAGCGACCTCGTTCGGTCCTCGCAAGCTGATACTGGTTGAACAATAAAAAATTCTATTCGGGATCCTGCTCAAACACGATGTCCGAGGTGCCCAACTTTGACGACGTTGCTCGGATGTTGACCGAGCGCATCGTGGGGGCGGTCGCAAATGGCGGGTCCCGCCTGGCCGAGTCCCCGGAAGAAAGCCATCGACAGGCCCCAATAATAACGTTCTCCCGCCGTCTCCCAGAAGCGCCGCCGCGGCCCCTGGTCCAATATGACGGTCGAATTCAAAACCGTCAGCGGCGCAACAACACTTTCGATCTGACGAGCCTGATGCCCGTGTTTGCCATGGCGTTTGCGGTGATCCTCAAGGTGGGGCCCGGGCTTGGGGTCGATCTGTTGGATGAGTTCAAGTTTGCGCTCTCCTTTGTGCGGGTCTTGTTGTTCACGTGCATCATCCTGGGCGTGGTCGGGATCTATCTCATGCCCGCCGTTGTCAAGCTAGTGAAAAAGCTGACTGCCCCGGTCCAGCGCCCAGTGTTGGGCTACAACGACCCCCGCAACCGTCCGATCCTTCGTGGCTCTGGCGTCGTGAGCTACAACGTTACCCCCCGCCCTGCCCTGCTTGCACCTCCCTCGCCCGCCGCCGAAGCTATTACCGACAACACGGCTGCCCCCGCCGAAAACATTACCGCGGCGCCCCCTACAAGCGAACCATCACAACAGTAAATTCGGTCTTTTTTGTTTTCATTTATGTGAGCGCGTTGCGGAGCTGGTCGATTGAAAAGACTCGCCGCGTCACCTTGTCGTGGAAAAAGGGGGTCTGTCGGATCCCGGCGTCGGCCTCGGGCCCCATCAGGTCAAGTATGTACACGCGCTTGCCCCCATGGATGGCGCCACCCAGCTCCGCAAACGTCCCGCGGTACGGGTAGTCGTTGTCGCTAAACACGGCCACCACAATGTCGGCGGTCCGGACCCCGTTCATGTCGAGCTCGCTGTAGTGCGCGCACTCCTCGGGGGTGCGGCCGTCCCTATCGTGCTCGAACGAGGTCCAGTCGTGGGTGATGCTATAACCCAGGCTCCTTACCAGGTCTTGCACCTCGTTGATCAGCTTCTTGAACTTGAACCCCCCGGCCACGTACGCGCTGGGCATGTCAGCTCCTTGAAATTGAGCGCCTCGCCCCCGCCTTCATCGGCCTTGTCACGGACCGCGGCGCAACACGATTAATCGAGACTGGCGGAAACTCTTCGTCGACCCACAACCTGGCGAAGTGGGCGCAGTTGACTTTTATCAAAAACGTGTACATGGGCTCGCTCGGACGAAAGTCCGGGACGAGCACGTTTTTGCCAGGAATTCCGTGGATTCGATCCGACTCTGCTCGCCACTCCCGACACACCAGGCGCGCGATCGGGGCGTAGTACGCCCCCAGGTGGCTCAGGACGCTCTCGATGACAAGCGCGTTGTGAAGCGGGTCGCGGTTCATGGTTATGTGTGTGATTTAATAAAAGTTAATCATCAAAGAGAATCAACATTCGAAGTGAGTCATCGTTTTCCTTGGCGGTCAGTGGGCTCATGGTCCATCCCATCTCCATGGCGTCATCGTCGTTGACACCCACCGACATGAACAGTTCGTTAAAGTCTTCAAGCAGGTCAAGGTTCCCGCACGACCCGGTGACCACGTCGTACCGCTTGTTGTGTTCGGGGTAAGCCTCACACTTTTTGCTGGCCTTGAGCGCCTTGAACACGTCGCCGGGAACAAATTGGTACCAGGTTTGAGGTGGAATGTTCTCGTCATTGGGGTTGACGCACGTCACATCGACCAGGTACCGAATGGGCTCCATCGAAGGAAGCTCGCGGGCTTCGTCAAGCGTCAGCCTGATCTTGTCGTTAAACGGAAACGGGAGCATCCGACCATATTCAGCGATCTGTTGCGGGGCGCCATCGGGCATAGTGTAGGCCACCCCGCACGCCGGGTGGGTGGACGCGCGGATCCATCTGTCAGGGTGGGCAAAGGCGTACTTCGAGGCCTCGACCGGGTCCGAGGTGTGGTACCACACGCCGTCGACCACGTACCCTGCCTGGTAAAACTCTCCTCCAAAGTGCGCAACCCTGCCATAGATCACGTAGTCGATCTTGCCCATCTTGTTGAACTGGCGCCCCTGTTAACGTTACGACTCTGTGTGGGGGGGGTTAACAGCGATCTGTTGATTAATTTGGTTTTTTTTTTCATGAGATAAATCGGCGTTAACTGGGGGCGCCACAACTCGCCGACACCATGAACATGCAAATCGAGTGCTACGTCAAGGGTTGGACGTGCTTTGCGTGGATCAACGTCGCGATGGCGGCGTGGTTCGGAATGTTTGTTTACGCGCAGACCCAGCCCATCTCCGACACGATGTACAACTTGTCACACACTCACTTTTGTTGCGGCCGGGGCTACGACCAGAACATCTCGTCGAGCCTGTGCGCCCGATATCCCGGGTACTGGATCATCGACCCGCTCCAGGGCTTTGTCATCATCAACATTGCGGTGGCTATTCCCGCCGTCGTGTACCCGCATCACACCAAGGCGTGGTTTGTGCTCCAGAGCAAATACCCTTGCTCTAGAGCACTTGACAACCTCAAAGACTTCCTCCGCATCCTCTACTGGCTCCTGGTGGCGTCCGATTTTCTCGTGGCCTCGGTCCTGTTCTTCCGCGCCGCCAACACGGTTTGCCCCGTCCCGATCAATGGGACGTACATCTCCAAGTTTTACGAGGCGCAGCCGATCGAGGCGGCGGGAATCACAATTATGGTTGCCATCATGTGGTCGGCCATTGCGGCCCTTGTTTTTGTTATGTTGAGCTGGTTTATTCGGAAGTACTGGTGCGAGTGTAAGAACGTGGATCACCCGAACACCATAACTTTGCGCGGAGCGCCCCCAACATACATTCAAGCTTCACGATGTTGATTTTCTGAGGCGCTGAGACATGATGAGCACCCCCCCACACACCACGAATATTGCCCCCACCAGAATAAACGGGATCCCATACTTTTCAAGTTTGGTGTAAATGGGTGGAAGCGGGTCCCGACGCAGCTGCGCGGTAGGCAGTTTCGCCGCCGGGACCACCGCGGGCTCGACCGTGCACGCCACCACGTCGCTCTCGATTCCGCATGTGTTGCGGCCCCGCGAAATCTTGAAGTAGCCGCCGTTGTGCGAAGGGGTTCCCCAGCTGTTTCGGACGATCCAATACTTCACTCCCGCATGCGTCTCCCCCCATCCCACGATGCTAATAGAGTGCGACGTGCGAAACTTGATTTGGCCATTGGGACTCTGCGGGGCGGTGACCTCACCGCCCCCCCACAGGACGTCGCCCACCACCGGGAGTTTGGCGCGGTCTACCTCGGACATCTCCCAACCGAGCGTGTAAACCATGTCGTCGGACCGGCGGTTGTCAAAGAAGCGCTCAAGGTCCGAGAATAGGTTGAAGCAGGCCGCCACCGACCCCCGCTCGTGGATCTCGGTCATAATGCACCGCTCGTTATCAGCCCACTGTGCGGCCGACAGGTTAAGCGGGGCGTGGTGCGCGTTGGCCAGCCCGAATGTGTCGTACTGGTTGACGATGTAAAACTCTTTGACCTTGTACATATTGGTGTCGGGCGGAAGGGGGTCGCACGGCCGCTGCGCCCGGATCTGGTGATCAGGGCTCGGGATCACCGGGGTCCCGTGCTCCTCGAGGAACACAAACGCGCTCAATAAAAAGCCGCCGTCGCAGTCGTCAGAGCACCCTCGACGCCCCTTGTACACGATGCACTTGTCGTTGCAGTCGATCACGTGTTGGATCGACAGCGCGGGCTTTTTTCCCTGGACTGGGATCCGGTCGTTCATTGTCTGGACCGCCGCGATGGCCCAACACGCTCCGCACTGCGTCTGGTTGACTGGGACCACGGGGTGCGGGACCTGGTAGTTATTTGGAAGGGGGGTTCCCTTGGGGTACCGACGGACCGGCGTGTCCTCGACGTCGAGCATCACTCTCCTCTTTTCTTATCGACCCCGTCCTGATTTTCGCGCGCACTTTGTATCACGCAGGCCTGATCCAGAATGTAATCGGTGCTCGATGTGGTGAACCAGAACGGGAACACGGCGTGCACCGCGGCCTTGACCGACAGAACCAGAAATTCGACCGCGTACGCCCCCGACACAAACACGTGTTGGGTGTATGTCATGTTGTTAGCGCGTGGGTGGCGGGTAAATGTCTCAAACATTTGAAAGTACAAAGGGGTTTGCCCCTGAGCGCGTCGGAAAATTCCTATGTGACCTCTTACCAAGAAACGACAATGAGTGCGCCCTCCAAGGCAGCGAAGCGGACCGGGGCGGGGATGTCCGCCGCCGCCGCCATACTTTACGTCGTTCTGGGCCTGGTCGCCAATTACCAAGAAATGAAGATCGACAGGATACAACCCATTAGGGTTTTCTTGACCGCGGTCACTTTCCTGGGCGCCGTCATGGCGATGGCGACGATTCGCCCCGGATCAGAGAGAAAGGAGATGTACATGATGGCAGGGGTGCTCGCCGGGTCTTTTTTGATGGTGTACGCCCTGTTTGCTCTGGTCGACCCAAAGCAGAAGGGGGACACCATTCACTACTGGCTTGTGTTGGCGGGGGTCCCAGCGGCGGTGTTGGCCACCGTCGTGTCGGCGCGGTTGGGGCCCATACCAATTACTGAAGACAAAAAGCTCAACGAGTCGTCGCGGCGCAACGCCAACCACGTCGCACCATGCAACTGGTGTCACTGGGTGCCCGCGTGGCGGGCTCGTTATTGAGTTCGTACCCGATGTGCACAATAAATTATCCAGTGTCAAACACAAACAATGATGAGCTTGTTGGTAGAAGCCAAGAGCGACGGCCACATAGCTGAAGAGCTGTTGTGTGTGGTCAGAAACGTGATGGTAAAAAACCCGATGAGTGCAATGTCGAAAATCAGAACGCAGCGCAAAAAAAAGGCCGGACGCTGCTCGTTGCACATCATATCCTTGAAACCCGCCGAAATCGTCGACACGGTGCAAGACGCGGTCCGGTGCATTGGGCATGACTTTAGTAACGCCGCCGAGTGGGCGGTGGTAATAATCAACGACAAGACTCGCATCCTCGAGGTGGTTGAGATGCAGCGGACCAACACATGGCATCACCGACGCCACGCCGACGCCACCGTCCGCACCCGATTGCGCGCCACCTACTGGTTGTTGATACTAACCCAACGGGTGGGGATTGCGGCCGAGCTGGCCGAAGCGCTGCTAAAGGAAGTGGAGGGCAGCTTCTCCAAGTTGCACTACGGGTGGGAGCAGACAACGACGCGAGCCGCCGTCATCGACCCCGACATTTGCGATACGCGCCTGTGTAATTACGAATGTCTACGCCACTGCCCGCCCAGAAGGGCCGGGTTTGGAGGAGACGTAACCGACACGAGACTAGTTATTGCAGCGGAAAATTGTATTGATTGTGGTAATTGCGTGAACAAGTGCCCCCTCGGCGCAATCACGATGATGGAGATCCCAAAGTGGTAAGTCAGCGGCCAAGCGCCGCCTTGACCCACAGCACCCGGGGGTTGATGCCCAGGTTGTTGCATCGCCGAAACGACATCCTATGCGACCCCCGCTTTTTCGCCGCCTCGTGCGGTCCCTCGATCCTCGGGTGCTCGGTGTCCCGCGCAACCGACAGTCGACGGTTGGGGGTCGGCGCTGGGGCAATCTGACCCCGGCGGACGTCGGCCAGATAGTTGCGCCGAGCGGTCGGAATCTTCTTGATCAGATTGACCAAGTGCTCCTCGACCGCCAGATCGATGTAATTGACCACCTCATCATCGATCGCCACCAGATTGTGATTGGCCGCAATCGTCGCTAGCTTCGCCCGGAGCTCGTCGGGGTTAAGCAGCGGTGCATTGATTTCGGCCTCGGGAGGGCTCGCGGGGGCGGTCGGTGCGGCCGCGTCGTCGTCGTCATCCTTGACCCCACAGATGGTGAAGACGTCCACCTCGGCGTCGGTCAGCGCCCCGCCGTAGACCTCGCCCGCAAACTGCTTGGTGGGGGGTCGTCCTGCGCCGTTCATGGTTGGTGTTTGTGAGGCAACGGATAGGTTCCCATCACAAACAAAGGGTTAACCGGGTATCGCTGAGTCATCAACTGAGTCAATCGAATGGAGTCCACATGATTAACCCCGAAAACGGATGCATGGGTCAAATCGCCATAACCAAGCGGAGATGGAGGAGGAATCGCTGCCCGACCGCGGCGAGCGGGTGCTCCAGGTTCTGAACCCCGACAATTACCTCAAGAAGTATGTCAAGCACTTTGAGGACCTGATACATGCGGTTCCCAAACATGTGTTGGCCCAGTTACCCGGCTGGGTTGAGGAGCACGAAGTCAAATCCGTCGACTTTTCGGTTGACACCGTCATCGCCGACCACTACCCGTTTGGCAAAGGCGAGGTTCCTGGCGGATTCTCGATCACGGTCGACGCGCAACGGTGGCGGTGGCTTGCCATCGGGACGGGCAACATGTACCACAAATCCAACCCGGTTGTGCGAGAATACCGCCACGTCGCCGGGGATTCGTTTGAGTATTTCCAAAGCGAGGCAACAAAGATCCGGGTCATGCGGTACGCACGGACGTGCAAGCCCCCTGAGATGGAGCACCCCAAGGATTTTCAAGCCGTGATTGTGAGCGGGGGGTACTACCACCCGACAACTATTATCGCGAGCCACCTCCAGTTTGAGCCCGGGGTGACGGATTTGGTGGAGCTCATCAAGGGGTTGGACAATCCGGTGATGACGCTCAAGGAAGCGATGCACACCAACCCGTACAACGCTGTCTTTGTAGTCGAGCACTTTCGGGAGCTCGCGGACAACGACATTCGCAAGCACGTGATCGAGGCTGTCCTCGCCCTGCCTTTGGTTGCGCACCGGTTTCCGTTGGGGTTTCTGAGGATGGCCGATGTCGACGAGGGCAAGTGCGGCGACCTCACGCACATGCTCCCGGTGGACCAGCTGTGCCAGACACTGGACGACGTGTTCCACCTGTTCTTCCACAACCCAACCAAGATGCGCCCTCCGCTTCCGTGGCGGTGGATCCGCAACACGTTTGGCCCCGACGGAGTCGACACGCTGGCCGCCAAAATCTTGCCCGAGTGGTTGCAGTGGCTCCCGGATAGCATGCACACCCCGGAGCGGGTCGATCGGTGGATTGAGACGATGGAGACCAGCGGCCGGTGGGGCGCGTCTAGTTGGCTCCCTGACGCGTTTAGCCTTGATGACGCTCGCCAGTTCCGGCGGATTATCGCAATCACCAAGGGCATCATCCCGCCAGGCACCAAATACTTGATCCCGAAAGATTGGTGGACAGAGGGCGAGGCGAGGCTGTGTACGGGCCATTACATGGACGCCATTCCAAAGCACCTCTTGACCCACGACGTGCTCGCCGACTTTCTTCGGAGCGGGCGCGACTACGGCCGTATCCCCGAGCACTTTCGAACGTCCGATCTCGACAAAGTGGCTATGTTTGAGGTGGACACTAGCACTGCGACATACAACTACGTCGCAGTCAAGGCGCCAACAATTGAAATGTCGCGACTCTACGCCACTCGGCCGTACAGTTGTCAGGTCTTCATTCCGGCCGAGCACATGACCGACATCGAGGTGATCAAAGCGGTGTGCTCCAAAGCAGACAAGTTTGATGCCCCCCACATCTACAAGGCGGCCCTGGAGGCGCAGTGGAGCCTGGTCGACATCGAGCTGGTCAAGAGCGGCGCGGGGCTCGAGAGCGTTCCGGAGGGACGTAGGACGGACGAGCTGTCGCGGATGGCGTCGATCGATGCCTACGAATTCATGACTGAGCCCGTCCGGGCCGAGCGGAAGGAGGAGCATGAGGAGGTGGAAGCCAAGAAGCGGCGAGAGCGGTGCATGATGTGGGACGACGACGACAGCGACTGGGGGTACAGCTACGACGACTGGCGGCCAGGGAGCACCGTGGCGCAAGACGCCATGGCGGCCGAGCTGGGAACCTTTAATTAAATTGTTTGATAGAGTTGCCCGCGCATTTTCATATCGTTCAAGCTGATGGTCGCGTCGCCGTAGACGTACCCCGCCTTGATCCACATGGGCTGATCCAACAGCGCGCCATAGCCGTCAAATTGCATCTCGTACGCGAAATCCGACATCCCGCCGTCGTCGGCGTGGTAGACGATGTAATATCTCCGCCGTCCGTCCTCGGTGTGAAACTCAAAGCGAAGACCGCAAATGGAAAACTCGTGGCCCGTTCGCTGGTTGTATCGTCGGATATTTCGAAGCGCCGACTTGGGGAACAGCTCGGGGTTTGAATCGCTCCGCACCTTGCGAATCCGCACGATTGATCGATAGAGCACGCCCGGGCGCATGTTGGAATATTCCCAGAGGCCATCAGCGTGGCTGGGGACCTCCCCGTACTTGGGATGGGGGGCGCAACAACAAGCGCCGGCTGCTATCAACAAAGTGCACGGCTTTGCCCACTGACATGGTTGTGTGGTGTTTGATTTTATGACTCATCCGGTTAAGAGGCATTTTGTTAATGACTCATCCGGTTAAGAGGCATTTCGTTAATGACTCAGCGCCTCTCGGTTAACCGATGTTCAAACCAAGGAGGCGGTGCTCCATAACCGGTCAGACCATGTTCCAGATACGCACGATGAGCCCGGAACCGGAAGTGGTGGAACCGGGAAGTCCAGAAGAGATCGTTCCCGATGTGGCCGCTGCGGTGAAGGGGCTCTTGGCCATGCATGCCCACAGGCCTATCCCCAGGATTTTGGACACCACACCGCCGAGCAGCCCGCGAAGAGTGCGTTCAAAGCTGAGCACCCCAATGAAATCGAGGCACATCGGCCCTGTGCACGGGAGCAAGGCAATCCCTTCTTGTGTCTTCGCGGAAGGGAAACCTTTGTCCCACCAAAAAAGGTACGACGGCTATGTGTACATGGTTGTCGAGCGAAGAGCAACCGGGAACAAGTTTCCGAAAGGCGTCGAGATTGTCATGTGGGTGCCACGGGGCAGCGGGCCGACGATTGAGCAGGGGTCGATCCATTTTTGGCGGTTGCACTACCACGGGGCCAACAACACGCTCTCCAAAACGCGATCATCGGACATACATATGCTCCGACCGACCGGTGAAACGCGGGGCGAATTTGTTCAACTAAAGGGGGAAATACCGCAAGACGTGTTTAGCGGGTCAAGGTGGGGCGTGAAGTGCGCACGCGGACCCAGGTTCTACATGGGTGTGATTCAGGTTGAGCCGTCCGGGTTGAGGTACACCACGATTCCGTATCACACAGAGATTTCGCCCACACTCAAGGAGTCTCAGTACCGGGATCCGGTCCCGTCGTACGGAGAGAAGACCTTGTACAACATAGTCGAGCTGGCTAGAAGGGGCGACGCGCACCAATAGGCCAGCAAATTATTCTTTCCAATGTGTTTTGTCAATACATGCAACATGGTCGATTTTCCGTCCCGCCTTGAAGACATTGGAGCGTTAGGGGACGGGTCTTTTGGAACAGTTGAAAAGGTCAAGGACACAAAGTCGGGCTTAGAATACGCCATCAAGCGTGAGGAGCTTAGTGCGCAGCTCCCTCAACTCGAATACGAGAGCCGCGTGTACGCGGGTTTGCGGGGGTGCAATGGAGTAGCGTCGGTATACTACTTTTGGCGTGGTGAAACCCACCGCCATATGGCGATGGAGGTGTTAGGGCCGTCTCTGCTCGACGAAAAGGGGCGCAAGGCCATCACGATTAAGGACATTCAGGAGTGGATTTTTCCGCAGGCCCTGTCCATCATAGAGTCCATTCACGACAAAGGGTACTTGCATCGGGACATCAAGCCCGAGAACCTGTTGCTCCAGGCCAGCGGGGTCAAGCGGATCAAGCTGATCGATTTTGGCCTCGCTAAAAAGTACATCATGAAGGGTTCGCACGAGCACATCCCGTTCCGGAAGGGCAAAGGGCTGACCGGGACAGTTCGGTACGCGTCTCTGAATGCCCACCGCGGCTTTGAGCAGAGCAGGCGTGACGATCTCGAGACGCTGTTTTACACGATGGCTTTTTTGGTGGTTGACGCTTTGCCCTGGCAGAACCTCGGGACGATCAGGGGCAAGGACAAAGCCGACGCCCGGCGACTCCAGCGCGAGGCGGTGATGGAAGCCAAAGAAAAAAAGATTGATATTTTACTGTCCAAGCTCCCTCCCAAGTTTGGGAGCTATTACCGCTACGTTCGGACCCTCCCGTATGCGGATCGCCCCAACTACAAGTTTCTGGCCGACTGCATCTCGGCTCCTACGACGACGCCGTGATATTTTTTTTTTAATTTGACGATGAGCGCATCCATCACGATACAATGCCCCCAAGAACCGCCGCTTGCAAATCCTTTTTGGAGTGGTCGGCGGCGGCGGTGACCCCGAGTTCGGGGAACATGTCGCACACTATAACTAGCTCGGGCTTGGTCATCTTGGCCACGTTGGACGCAGATAGGTCACCAATCGAAGCAATGATGTCGCCGTTTTTGAGCGTCACGCTTGATGTTGACGGTGTCTCGGCCGCTGGCTCCGCCGCGGCTTCCGATGCGGGGGTTGGTGTTGCGTGCGCGTGTCCTGCAAGGCCTTGCTCGAGCGCCTCGACCCGAGCGACAAGGTCTGCGATTTGATTGGTGATAGTGGTTGCCAACGTACCCGGTGAGGAGTTGCTTGATCCGGGCGAAGGGATCAGGCTGGTCCGACCGGTCGGGAGCGGCATGGCTTTGCACTAACACGGGTCAAAAAATAAACATTGTTGGTGGATATGTGTTGTTTACGAATAGATGATTAGATTGGCGTGAAATTAGGGTCTTGCGGCTCGGTAGAAGAAAGAGCGGTGGCGGCGGGCTGCTCGCCCGATGGGGTGGCAGCTCGCGACCCACTCATTGACGCGATGATGTTGCCGATGGACGCCTTGACCGCCTGCGTCCTACAGAGGCCGTGAAGTCGCCGCCACTCAGAGGCGTCGTCGCCGCCCCCATTTCCGGGTGGCGAAGGCCCGTTGAGCCACCGTTTTCCGCCGAAAAACAACAGGATTAGAACCACCACCACCGAAATCACAATGGCCGCCGTTTTCAACCACCAGCCTGAGCTGTCCGCTGGGGCCGAGGGCGCGTGGCCCTGAAACATCCCGAGCCGGCGGGTCCCGGCGAACAGATCGTCGTCCATATCACGACCAATTTTGATGAGGGCAACCGCCATAAAAATTCAACTAAACGTTGAGCGGCCACACGGCGGCTGGGCCGCTCTGGGTTGGCTGGGGCCTCTGCTCCTTTCGGGGTTTTTTCCGAGCCAGTGGTTCATCAGGCTTTTTGCGCTTGACACTCTTTTTGGCTTTGGGGTCCTTGGGTTTCGTGGCCTTGAGCTCCTTGGTCTCTTTGGGGTTCACGGTCTTGGTCTCTTTAAGGTTCGCGGTCTTGGTCTCCTTGGTCTCCTTGGTCTCCTTGGTCTCCTTGGTCTCATTGGTCTCCTTGGTCTCCTTGGTCTCCTTGGTCTCCTTGGGCTCCTTGGGTTTCTTTGCGGCCTTGGGCTCGATGGACTCCTTGGGTTTGTTTGCGGCCTTGGGCTCGCTGGACTCCTTGGGCTCCTTTACCATGGTTGTTTGGACCGCGACACTTCGCATCACAATCTTTGCTCCTTCTTGCGCGGCTTCAGCGTCAATGGCCGCCGATGATTTTTGCTGGGTCATTTGGATAGAGGCCTTACGGAACCCGATCTCGGTGTACGGGTCCATTGCGACCTGTTGCTCGGCGTTGACCCGGCGCTGTCGCTCGTTGATTGTTTCGCCAAACTCATCGGCCACATTCATGAACATCTCGCCGCGGATTTGGTCGTGATCAAACTTGACCGCCTTGCCCTTTTTTCCGATTCCAAACATGTCGGTGGCGTCGGCGTACTTTTCCATCGCTTCAGTGTCTTCCTTCGTCATGTCAGTCTTGGGGAACGTCGAGATGTAGTACAACACCAACACTGTCTTGCGCGCCACCCGGTCGTGCGAGAACATCCGGATCGCCCGGGCCGCCGTCTGCTTCTCGGTCGCCACGTTGTTTTGAGGCTCGCTCATGTGCATCACCGCCGTCCCGTGCAAATCGGCCCCAAACTGGCTAGCGTCGCTGATGAGCAACACGTCGAGCTTGCCCGCGTTGTACAGCTTGGTGATTGAGGTGCGCTCGCCGGCCTGGGTAGACCCAGTGATCATCTCCATCCGCAGCGTCTTTGGGAGCATGTCGCGGAGCTTGGCAAGCGCCGAGTCAATCAGCGACGAGTGCACCACCTGCGGGCCAATCCCGGCGTATGTCATCACCGTGTCGACAATCTTTCGGAGCTTGGGCGAATCGGCCTCTTTGGGCCACAGCGGCGCGTTACACACCGCCCTGGTCTGGCAGTTGTACCGATTTTGGATCGCCGAGCAGATCTGGTATCCATTGAACGCAAAGGTGGACGACCGCATCTGCATGTACTGAAGCGTCTGTAGCCACGACATCTGAACCGGAACCACCGCGTGCGTGACGGTTGGGTAGTGCTTGCGGTGCATCGCTGGGCGGTGGAACGCCGGGTCGAACCAACTGAGGTTGCCCTCGAGCATCTTTTGAAGCTCTAGCGGGGGTGGTCGGCTGCGCGGCGCCGATGAGCCAAACATGAGCGGAAGCATCCCGTCAATGTCGTCGACCGAGTTAACCAGTGGGGTTCCGGTGAGCAGAAACACATGGTTGGCCTGGCGGATTGTCGCGACTGTTGACTGCATCGTCGGGGTGTTGTTCCGGAACACGTGCGCCTCGTCGACCACTACCGCCTGGACTCCGCGCATCTTTTGCGGGGAGCTAAACCACTTGCTGAACGCCGCGAACCCCATCACGTCGATGTCAACCCGGTCGTAGCCGCCGTCGTTGAGCGCCACTTCGGCGACCGCCCTGACCCACTGCCCGATGTTGGTAACGTGACACAGGCACACTGTGTGGCGCGACCGCCCGGTCGCGGTGAGCAACGCGCCGGCGTGCGTCTTGCCCGACCCCATCTCCCAGTAGACCAGGAACGCGGTGGGATTCTTGACGGTAAAGTCGCGGTTCGCACTGATGTACTCGATTAAGTCGATCTGGTGCTCGAGCGGCGTTTTTTGCTTGGGGTTGAAGATGGCCTCCATCTTGCGACCGACGTTAGCGTCAGTGGTGTTCTTGGTAAACGACGGGGTCTCGAGTGCGTGCATTTGGCCATCGATCTCAACCCCGAGACACAGCGTCCGCGAGGTCGACCCCTCGGGCGCCCGCCCCTTGCGGACGTTGTCGTGGTTGGCGCGAAACCATTCGACCGCCGCTACCGCCACCGGGTCGCTGGGGTCGGCCCAGGCCCACACCGCCGGGCTTCGGAGTTTGGTCACCCGAACATGGGTCCCGTTGGTCCCCACCGGGATGGTGACACAAAAGTGCATATTTGGGTTGTTGCTAGTTTTAATTTTCGGACTGGGTGTCCACACACCCCTGGATAATTAATAGGTCACAGCCCTTTGGGGGGTACCAGCGTCTTTTTCGCCGTCTGTTCCAGAAAAGCGCCAAGCATATCTTGGGTCGCTTTGCTGGCTCCTTGCTTGCAGGCGGCCAACATTCTGGCAAGCTTTTTGTTCTCAGATCTGAGGGTAGCAATGTTGATATCCACATCATCTCTCTTGAGTGTCAGCATTGTGAGCCTTTCAATCTCTTGGGTTTGCCTTTTGTCCTTTTCTTCCCACATTCCGGCCTTCTTATCCAGATCTTGGTACTTTTGCATCCGCTGTTTAGCCTCGGCGCGAATTTTGACCACCGACTCCATCTCCGATTCGTAATCGGCCATATCGGATTGCATGATCTTGTTTTCAGATTCCACGTGATTCAAGCGCATGTTCAGTTGTTTCGACGTGCTCTCTGCCTTGCTCAGCAAATCCTTCTTTTCATTCAGGTCTCTGTAGAGATCATCGATTTCTTTTTTTGCTCGAGTAAGCTCGGCCTTGACTTGATCAATCCCTGCAACCCTTGCCTGTAGGGATTGAATTGTTTGTAAGAGATTCGCCGAGCTGCCTGATTGATCGCCAAACTGTTCTAACCTCTCCATCATCGATGACAGGCTGTTTCGGATTTCGATCTGCTCCGACACTTTCAATGAGGGCACGTCACCCTCGTCGTAAATGCTTCCAAAATGCTCGTCAAGTTCATCCCGCTCTTTGGTAAGCAAGTCGACCCTCTTTAGAAGGTCATTGTGCTCTTTTACGAGGGTCTTCTGATCGTTGATCAGAGTTTCATAAGCGGCCTCAAGTCTATGCTTGTTCTCCTCGCATTGTTCGAGGGCCGCCGCGTGGTCAGCTTTCAAGTTTTCGACTATGTCTTCAATTTCCTTTTCCGTATCCTCCTTTGTGGCTTCGAGCGTCTGCAATCTTTCTTGTATCTCGAGAAAGGCAGTGTGAAGATCGTTCCTGGTGTGGATTTCTTCTTCGAGCCTGCTTCGAACTCTTCCCAGGTACTGCTTCATAAAGATGGCCGCAACCACCGGGTCATCCATCACCGTGTCGAAATTCTCCCGGTTTAGAACGTCGTCGATGTGTTCGGTCTCGTAGTGTTCTATCAGCCCATCCTGAGTCTCAAACCGGTCGGCCGGATTGAAAATGCATTGGGCTGGATCCCGAGCGTACAGCTTTTTGAGGTTGTTCATGAACTGCTCGTCCTTGGGGTCCCATCCTAGAAACTTGGTGTAAAACTCGTCCTTCTCCCAGTCCTCCGGGAATGGCGGCGGTTCCCAAGGGTTCATCCTCTTTTTTGACTGGTCAAGCGTCCGGACTTATTCTGGTCGCCAGGGGTAAACAAAGAACGATGGCCTCCATATCCAACGCAGAAGCGCCCACCGGCGGATGGCCAGACGAAGACAGTGATGTGGGGGAGCCCCCTTATGATGAGAGGGCAGGGGTAGTAACCCCTGAGGATGGGGGTTTTGGCGCCCCCCGTGTCGACATGGACAAGGTGAGGAATGAGGCCCTAATGTATGGTGAAGGATATGACGATGACTTACAAACATTTGATGACGCTCGAATTCAATCAGAAAGGATCAACGAGTCGCGCACACGCCTTGTTGGTTTGTACAAGGAACTCGACGGGATCGACGTGAACAAGGCCAATGATTTCGATCGGTTCGTCAAGAAGGCGTTGTTCAACAGAGTGGTGTGTCCACTGTGCGAACAAGATGTGACAGATGGCGATATTCAGGTGCATCTCGAGAGCTGCTCGAGACGTCAGACCCCACTCACCGCAGAGTCCAGCCCCACCGCCATCATCGTCTACATTCAAGAGCGGACCAGGGAGATGAAGTTGCAGATGAAGGAACAGGCCGACCAAATCAAGCGCCTTAACGAGGAGATCGAGGAACTCAAGAAAAAAGGGGATGAGGCCGACACGGATCGGGGAGACAAGGAAACTGAAATCGCTGACCTCAAGGCGGCGGTCGAGGCGCTCGAAAAAGCCAAGGCCGAGATCGAGCAGAAACTTAAGGAGTGCAACGAGGCGCTGGCCCAAGCACGCAAAGACATTGATGAGGCCATTGCCCTCCACCGGAAGGAGATCAGCGATTTGAAAGAGGAGTTTGATCGCACCCGGAGAATCGAGCGCGGTGACGAAACCGAGAATGCGAGCCAGCTGGACCAGCTCCGACGTAGGATCGCCCAACTCGAGAGCGAGCTCGATGGGCTGAATAAGGCCAAGGCCGAGGTCGACGCCCAGCTGGCCAAGGCGCTACGCGAAAACGGCGAATTGGTTGAAAAGCTTTCCGAAATTGAGAACGCCCTTACCGAGTTGGAGGGCAAATACGATGAGCTGCGAAGAAAATACGACGAGTGTAATACCGCGAGGATAGATCTTGAAGTCGAACAAAAACAGCTTGAGCACGATCGACTGACGGCGCTCAAAGCCTTTTCGGCCATGTCGAACCAGATGAGCCAGCTGTTAAGGAGCCTCGCAGCCGAAGTCGATTCGAAACCCTGATGACGCGGCTTAAAATTATTCCAAAGTGACGCTTAACTTAAATGCGCCTGCGTGTTGCGCTCGCCAGAACCCTGATATGTGCCGTTGCGCAATCCCGAATTCCCGCGCTCTTGCGCGAGCGATGGTTGTGGGGGACACCTCCGAATTCTCGTGTTATTGTGGCGCCCGCGACGATTACCGCCCCGGCACCGTGTGGGAACACCTCCGCTTCAAGATTGAGGATCGCCACCACATGATCTACGATCCGTCAGAAAAGAACCGCAAGGTGATCCAGGGGTCGTGCATAGTCGGTGTATTGTTTTCACAGTACAAAGATTGCAACGGCGATTTGACGCGATGCGTCCCCATCCATGACACGCTTACCCCGGGCTTTGAGCCCATTGTGTTGATTCGGCTTCCGGTGGTGCGAGATTGGCGCGGGAGGGCTCAATGCAACACGTACACCCTCGCCGACACCAGCTACCTGGAGAGGCAGCTGAGAGAGCCCGCAATCACCTCTCCGGAGCGTGTGCGAATTATGGGTGAGATGGGGGCCATCATGGGGGACATGGCGGCGTACCGAGAGTCCATTGGCTGGATTCCATACCACCCGAGCCGCGCCAGCTTCAACTACTACGTTATGAGGCAGGACGACCGCGCCCCCGACATCAAGCCCCCGGACACGTACATCTGCGGCCACTGCCTCGCCGCCGGGCACCATCTCAAAGAGCATTGCCCCAAGATGGAGCAGGACCCCAAGTGGGTGTCAATGACTAAGCGCAAGCCCCCAACGGGAATCCCCAAATTCAAGATCCGGGAGGCCCGGTCCGAAACCGAAAAGGCCACCGCCCCTTTTGTGGATCGGGACGGGGTGGTTTGGGTGTGGCGGCGTTAATTAACCCCATAACCCGCTGAAAGGATGGGCGACCACGTCATGTTCCCGTGCGGGTGCGGCCGGACAGGCCAAGGGATGTATGGGGGCTGGTTCAAAGTGTGCGAGGTCCACCGCCGCGAGAGCAGGCGTGACTACCCTTACGAGGACAAAAAGGACATTTGTTACGCCTGCGGCTGTCGGTATTGCTACAAGGCTGACGACGGTGCTCGTTGATTCGCTCACTGCCTGCCCAACCCACCATCGAATCACACTGGTCAATAACCTGCGCGAAGCGCTTCAAGCTTTGATGATGCACGATCACATCCACCCCATATCGCAGTAAAATTATTATTCACGCTTTCAAACCCCTTTGTTATGTCACGCTTCAAACGATACACCGTGTGCGGCGGCGGGCGACTTACCTGTTTGTCTGCCTAATGCGCGCGGGGCTTCATGGTTACGCGCTCATGATCATTGGGGCCGTGTGGCGCACAGAGTTGGTGGAAAAAAAAAGTAGCGGATAGAGGTTTCGATCCTCTGACTTCTGGGTTATGGGCCCAACACGCTTCCACTGCGCCAATCCGCTCTTGCCATTTATTCAATCAAAATTTATTCTATTTAAACTGGTGGTTCTGGGGCCATGCCCACGAAGGTTAGCCCCTGGAACCGGAGGTCCGTGGCGATGAGGGTCTTGGCGGCGTTTTCGCGGCGCTCGAGAGGGGTTCCGCGGCGGCCCTGGACTCGGCGGCCCGATCGGTGTTTCCAGTGCCACTCGAAGCTCAGGGCTTGGCGCTGCGAATCAAACCCGTGGACCTGAACGTGGTACCGCCACCCGCCGTCGCGGTGGCCCGTGTATCGGGCTCCGCCCTTTATCTCCCGGTTGTGTTGTCGGATCCGCCGCACGGGGTTGTTGGTGCACCCTACGTAGGTCCGAACGGTTGGCGTGGTGTGGATTAGGCAGTAGCAAATGTATTCACCCATGGCTTTTTACACTGTGTCGGAAACAGAATATCCCGATTCCGGCCAAAAAATTACGACGTGTGTTCCCTTCCAAAAAGAGAGCATGGCGGCCTTTCTGGCGGTGTTGCCCGAGGTTCTGATGGGAGTTGGCGCCGTCACCCTGGCCGGGGGCGGGACCATGTACGCGCTCCGAAAAAAGGACGACCTAGGCAAGAAAGCGAGCAAAGATCCAACAGAGAAAAAGGAAGAGCCAATAGTTAAGATCACCAAGGAAGTTGTTGTCGACGACGACAAGCCCAAGTACACCGTGTTTGGGGTCAACACCTACCACCTGCGGGAGCGCGCTCCTATCTACGTGCACCTCCACAACCTCAACACGTACGTCCAGTTTAAGCCCGAGCGCGACGCCTTTTCGGACCTGGTGCGCCACGTTGACAACCTCGAGTTCTTTGCCAAAATGGTCAAGGCTAAAGACCGCAAGCTGAGCGAGATCGCCGTGATCCCATATGTGGCCAAAGAGGCCATGACCGCTGCGTTCGCCGCGTTGACCGCCGTCGTCGAGGAGCAGGAGCGGGTCCGGCCGTCACCGACCAAAAAGGCCGCGATGGACGAGATTGCGCACAGTATCACCTCGATGCTCAAGAAGGCGGTCCACAACATCCGTGTGGAGGTGGCGTCGTGCCCCGTCGAGGTGACGTCGATGTAATTCCGGTGTCACTTAGTAAACAAACATGCGCGCGGTCGTGTTGGCGGTCCTGATTATTTTACTCCTCGGGGGTGTTTTGGCCTTTGAGTGCCACGGGTGTTCGACCGACGTCTCTTCAGAGATCATTCCCAACCTCAGGTACAAAGGTGATGCCGCCATTCCCGCGTTCAACCCGGTCGAATCCATGTTAGGCACGGTTGACGGTCTCATCTCCCGGCGCTGACCCGCAAACCTCAAGCAAAATCCTTAGCCCATATTTTTTTGGGCAATCGGTGCGCCTTGGCGTGCGTTTTGCAATACATCCGATTCCCTTCTGCAAGCTTAACGCACGGTTTCCCCCCTCTCGAGTGGCCCATACACAACGTTTCGCCTTCGAAGTAATTGTCAATGACGTTAGACGCGATCTCACCCCTTTTTAAGGGTGCACTGTACCCCGGGATCCCTATTCTCGGGGGTACCATCAAAATTGTAACTCTGTCAGACACTGCAACAAACCCTTTGCGTATTTCAACCCCCTTTTTGAAATATCGGTGTGCCTGCTTGTTGGTCAACACGTTGCCTCTGGAAGGGTCGTAGTAGACAACCTCGTACATAATGTCCATTAGGTTGATGATCATGGCCGCGAAACGCATGATGAACTTGTCAAGCACGACGGAAAACGCGTGCAATTTTTCCATGGCGTGAGTGCATTCACTTTTGCACTTTTGGGGGCAAGCATTTCCGTACAGAAGTCCGTCAACAGCCGCATCAATGCACTCAGGGTCCGACCCTTCCGGAAAATCGATGTCGGAAAAGCTGGCAATATTGGTTGCTTTGGCGAGCGCTTTGGCCAGTACAACCGCCGGATCCTTCTCCTTGTAGTTTTGCGCCCGAACATAAATGTACCACGTGCTCCAGACCGCGCACGTGCCCCAGTCTTTCGCAGACATGCCTTGAATGAACTGAGCACCGATGCTTAATCCCCCGATCTTAGGCATCATCTTGTGGGGGGCAATAAATTCGTAGCCGTTAAATTCGTACACGATCTGATCCCATCTTGTCAGTGGTGGCCAATCCCCTGTAAACAGCCTTTTCACATTGCTTGCAGCTGTTCTCGCCGGAAGGCCTTCTGGGGTGCCATGTGGCTCGTAGTGCTCAATTTGTTTCAGGTAATGGTTGACAATCACAACATTTTCGTGGGCGGTGTTGTTGTCTGAATAACCATGTATCACGATTCGGATGATCACGATGTCTTTTCCGCAATGTTGAATAAAATCAAAGAGCTTTTCGAGATCAAATTCCTCAGTCGTTGCTCCAACGCTCCAGAAAAAGGGCTCTTTGGGCAACAAGGTGCGATCGTGCACAAGCACCCCAGGTACGACGCACGCGTTCTTCAGATTTTTATCGAATTCTATTTGTACCCCAATCAAATCACTGAATGCTCTCGCTTTCATGAGCTCCTTGATGCATTGATCCTCTTTGCACGTCTTGAGCTTTTCAGGGAACAAATTGGCGAAAAGAGCGTGAGCCTCCAGCTCGGTGACATACGCCATCCTTTTTTGCTTAGTATATAAGTACTGAATTATAAGCCAGCGCGTCACATGAACACCTCGCCGTACCCCTGGACGGTTCCGCGACAATTTGGGCACAGAAACATCTTGGTGCCACTCGCCGCCGCGAGCTCGAGGGTACACGCGCGACACATCTTGAGGTGCTTGCACGGCGTGAACAAGACAGCGGCCTTGTTGTCCATGCACGCGACGCACATCGGCTCGCCCGGCTCGTCCTTGGACACGTCGAGCTTGGGGTAGACGGGCTTGGACTTGACCTTTGTCGCTGTAAGGTTTGTTGTCGCAAGGGCTACCGTCGTTGTTGCGGGGGTCGGGTCAGCCCCGAAAAACCTCGAAAAGAAGCCCTTGGGTTGATTTGGCGGCGGCGCCCTTTGTTGATAACGGCTGGGCGAAAACAGGGGTGGTGACCTCCGGCGTCTGGGCGAACTCGGCCGCCGGAGCTTGTGACCCGGAGATCCGCGTTTGCTCTTTCGTCTGCGTGGAGGGCCACTTTTTCTAGGAGATCTTTTCAGGTCGTGGGGTCGGGGCATATTGTTTTTGGTTTGAGCCGAGCAATGCACTGTCCCCGGTCTCATTCGTTTGGCCAAATGACCCATTTAAAATTCAGACCGTTGCGGACAAAACCGTTTTGCGCACAAGTATGCTCGTTGATTGATACCCGCCGTCAGCCGCCAAATATGACCTACAAGTACGCACAGCCGGCGCAGCCCGGGTACATGTCGGCGTTCCCGTGTTGCTCGGTGGCGCTCCCTTACATGATTGACGTGATCGAAAAGGCCCGGATGGCGGCGATCGAGGAGTCGCGGATTGCGGGGCAAGGGGTAGTCGAGACCGAGGTGCGATTCGGGTCGTGCGTCGACGGGAACCGGTTCCAGACAGGCATCTCCGAGACGGCGCTCAGCGACATTGAAAAGCAGCTCGACACCGCGGTCGATTGGTGGGCGTCGGTCCAGGACTGGGTCAACGTGTGGGTGTATCACCATCCCGACCCGGAGAACCCGCACCAGACGCTCCGGACCGAGGCCATGTTTACCGATACCGATGGGTCCTCTTCCCTCCCCGAGCGCACCACCATCGTAAAAAAGACGCTTTTCAAGAAGAACATGGCGACCGAGACGCAGATCGACGGCGGGAAGATTACCGACATCCGAGTGGCCGTGTCGCGCGAGGTGCCCCGGAGGCTCGAGGGGACGGTCCGGGTGTTGCCTACCCTGGTGTACCTCAAGAAGCGTAAGACATATTACCTTTGCAGCCGGGGCGAGGAAAAACCCAACTTTATGTACACGCTGACCAAGCGTTGGTCCGGCGACAACCGGAGCGACTGCGAGCACAACTACAAGACAATACCGCCTGTGTGCGAGGTCGAGATTGAGATTTGCAACCAGGCGTACCTCCAGCGCGCCCCGGTCGAATACGTGGCAGCGAGCCTGTTGTTCAAGAGCACCGACATTTTGCAGATGATCCACTCCACGCTTGTCCCCACCAGCTACAGTATCATCCCCCGCGAGATCTGACCCGATCACCAGTACAAGTCGGCCCCCTTGATCCAGTGGTCGGTCGCCTTGTGGTAGTAATACTTGTCGCTAAAGTGGCGCCGCTCCCGACGCACCGGAGCGTCAGGGTCCTTCTCGGTGGGGTTCCATGAGTATGTGTACGTACACTCCACAATGCGGACGCCGCCGCCACGATCGTCGTTGGAAATCAGGCCTTTGGTGTGGGCGCACTTGACGCAGGCAATCTCTGTGAGGGTTTCGATTGACCAAGCGGATAAACAATCGTTGTACATAAAAAAGATCTTCCCGCCGCTGATAACGCCGCTGGCGTGTGGGTCGTCAAAGCGCCATGTTTTGATTGGGGTTCCGTTGGTCGCCGTCAGGATGCAATGGTTTCCGTCAGTTGACAGGATCACGTCCTTGGTGGCCCCGAGCAATCTGTACCCTAAAATGGTGATGGATTTCCTCTGGTACCTCTTGGTCTCGAGACTCCATGTCCGCACGATTATCGATCTTGGGGCAAAAAAGCTACAGTTCTCGTGAGCTCTAATGATGATGTGATTGGCCCCCGAGACCGCCACCATGTTGTCGATAACGCGGGCTCTTTGAGGGGTCATCAACCCCTTGAGCTCGCGTTCACCCGGGTGCATTATCTTAATTGGTGGGATGCACCCTTTATCGTAAGCCACGAGCCGCGCTTTGTGGGCCTGCCTGACAAGAGCCGGGGTGGTCTCGAGGACGCAGCGCCACTGCGAGCACACGAGCTTAAGCTCCCTTCTCCACAGAGTGAGCGGCTCTGCATACCCCAAAATCAGCGCTACCACTTCGTCTGGAAGCGTTTCCATGAGAATAAAAAAAAAACAGGATTTAATGAATCTCCTTGATACAAAAAAAAATCACTTTGACTCGCGGATTTGAACCCGAACCTTTTTCATGATGTAGCCGTACATCTCGCTAATGTACCTTTTGCACCCCTGCGGGGACATGTGTTGCATGTGACCGAATGTCATCATCATCGCCCCACTCAGCGTCCCCTTGACCGGGATCGCCATCGGCTGTTGGCATAGGCGCCCGTCGACCTCACCAATAATCTTGCGGACTTGATCAATCTTGTTCTTGATGTTCAACCCCTTGTAGCCAAACACCCGCGCGACAATCCCTGGGTGCACAAAAACGGCCCCCCACCGACAACACGACACGCCCGGCTTGGTGGCCTTGGACGGGAACCGCGCCGCTGGGTGGAACATCGGGTTGGACGCCATCGCGATGTAGTCGATTTTTTTGTACCGGTGCGCCAACACCAGCTGGTCGTGAGTCTCCAAGAGCCGTTGGTACACGTGGTTGACCACGTCCTGGTTCCACGCCGTGTCGATCCGAACGACGGTGTAGTCGTAGCTCTCCCCCACAATCTCGAGCGACAACACGGGCACCGACTGGATAGCCATAAGGTACTGCCCCCACGACTTGGTTGCGGTAGCAATAGTGTGGGCGACCGGGCAGTCGCGGGTCAGCGGGGAGCAATTGAGCATGTCGCGGTACGTCGCCGACCCGACCGTCGCAACGCCATACGCCCGAGTGTTTGCCTCCGCTCTCCTGATGGCGGTGGTCATGCTCTCCTGGTCGACCCCTGGCGAAAACAACATAAAGTGGCCACCCGTGGCCCGCAGGTTCCGAAAGATCTCAGCATCCACGTCGGTTCCCTTGGATTCGGGATACTCGATGTTATGCATCGCGGCCTGGATGTTGAACACGTCAAACTCGTCGTCGTCGTCGCTGTCGAGCACGCAGTTGACCACCGCCGCGACTAGCGCCGAGGCGGCCATTGCTGGGACTGCGGCGGCGGTTAACCCCAAAACCGGAACCAGTTTTAAAATGACTCACTCTGTGGTGAGTCACCCTGCGGTTAACCCAAATCGGATTTGGCGCGGCTGGGGTGTGCGCGCAGAATCCCAGAGCCATGAGCCAGGGGCAAATGCGACTGGTGGTGTTCCGCCAGTGCGACCTCTGCGCCAACATGACCGAAAATCCGTTTTGGTGCACCGAGTGTTTCTCAATGGCGTACTGCTCGAAGAGGTGCAGGGACAAGCACTGGAACAAGATCCACGGCCGCGAGTGTTGTCGCCGGGAAAAAGACGGGTCGGCCCCCGAAACGGTGGTGCACCCGTGCTCGGTGTGCAAGGTGCACGAGGACGACGAACTCGACGGAACCAGCGGGCAGTGTCGCACCTGCGGTGTGCTTGTCTGTCGGCGGTGCACCGAGGGGGAGTTGCCCACCAAGTGCCCCAAGTGCGACACCACGTACAACATCACCAAGGAGGAGGCGGCGATCAACATGATCAAGTTGTTGACGGACGTCGAGCTCAAACCAGAGGCGGAGAGGCCCCCAGAGCGATTCCAAAAGTACGCTCATAACTTTATGGCCGGGGCGATGCTCAGCGGAGGCGGAATCATGCAGGACACGCAAAAGGCGGGGGTGGCGTTCCTCAGGGCGTGTGAGCTTGGCCACGCGCCGTCGCTGTTTACCACCGCCAAGGCGCTGCTCGACACGGGCCACAAAGAGAATGGGCTCCAATTTATGGAGAGTGCAGCGGAAAAGGGATACGCCCCCGCCGTGATCTACGCATACACCCTGTACCGCGAACGGGACCCTGCAACCCACCCGTTTACTCGGGACAAGTTGCGCGACTATCTGACGCGCGACAGCTGCCATCGCAACCCGACCGCCATGTACTGCCTCGGGATGTTGCTCGAGGATGACCAGCCAACCAAGCAGCTCCCCTTTGCGTCCATCATCTCGCTTTACGGGGCTGGGGCGTCGATGGGCAGCCAAAAGTGCAAGGCCCGAATGGAGCAACTCGAGGACGAGGCGCTGGCGTACGGCGACGGGCTGCTCAGGCGTTTTGCGGTGCACTGGAAACAGCGCCAGCTTTCGGCGCCGGTGAAGGAATAAGTGGCGGAGAAAGACACGACCACATGACGGTCGACCGGATATGGTCGGCCACCGCGCCCGGCGAGTAGCCGCGAATCACCTCGTAGCCATCGTTAATAAAGAGCATCCAAAGGTTGTCCTGGCGGCGGCTCCCCGCCACGTTGAGCTTGTTGCGCCCGTCGATCTGGTCTTGGCCCGGGTGCATGTAGAAGTGGTCGAGCGTGATGGTGTTAGCGCGCTCAGCGCCCTGGAACCGATGAGTAGTAAACGAAAACGCCTTTTTGACCGAGTCGGTGTCGTCAACCACGATAGTTTCGCCCTCGTGCATCAGTGGATAGCGCGGGCAAAGCATCATCACGTTGCCCCCCCACGCCCGACAGTCTCGGGCCACCAGGTGCAGCCGGCCGTCATACCGCACCAGCTCGCCCCGGTAAAACACCTTGGAGTTGGTGTGCGTGAGCAAGTCTTCGGCGGTGTCTGACTTTCCGAGCACCGTTCGCTGGATGTAGTACGCCATCAGCGTGGCCTCGCGGTCGGTCGAAGTGGCCGCCGTCCACCCGAACCGCTCGTAGGCCTCGAAAAAGGCCTCGCGGACCTTGGCGGCGTCCTCCTTGACCCCCTCTCGCATGCACTTGAGCTTGTCTTCGTCGCTCGACCCGCGAGACGCCCGCGTGTCGGTCATCTTGCGGAGCTGCGCAAGCTGCGACGACGTCGACCCGCTCATCCAATCGAGCTTGCCCACCATTGCAAACGACCGGTCCATCTTTTGCGCGGCGGCCACCAGCCCGCTCACCGCCATGTGCGCCGCCAGGTCGGGCTGGATCTCGAGGAGCAGCGCGGCGAGCTTCGGGAGCTTCTCTTCGTTGTAGAATTGGCGCCACGGCCGGACCCACACGCGGGTGTCTTGCTTGTTCTCTTCGCTGTACTTGGCCAAGAACGCGTCGGTCGCGCGCTCTCGCTCCTCTGGGGTCGCAAACTCCTCGTAGATCAGCTGGTTGAACTCGAACGCCGACTCGTGCGGGCACCGGGACCGGGGAGGGAGCTGGAGTTTTCCGTCGACGATCCCCACCGTGACCAGGTCGATCGGGGTCTTGGCGAGCGCCCCGCCCGACCGGAGCCACTCGACCAGCGCCCGGAACGGCTGCCCTCCCTCAAACGGCCCAATCTGGTGCTCGCACCCGATCAACACAAGGTGGTCTACCCCGAGGCGGTACGCGGCCTTGAGGATCTTGGCGAGATCAAAGGTGTTGTGCATCCCGGTTTCGTCAAGCATCATTGTCACGTCGACCCCGCGCGTCTTCTTCTCCTTGGCAAAGTAGTTGGCTAGGTTCTCGGCGTACGTTGAGTTGAGCAACAGCCGCTGCGTGGTCTCGGTGTTCGTGTACTGCACCAGCGGGTTACTCCCCGCGATGTTGACCGACAGTTCCACCCCGAGCTCGCCCCCGATCCGGGAAAACTTGGAGAAGAGGTCGCGGACCACCTCGACCCGCGGGGCGTGCGCGGACAACAGGTCGCCCCGCACCGCCGCTGCGTGGATCTGACCGTGCGACTTGCCAAACCCCCCTGGCCCCCGGACCACCGTCACCTTCTTGAACGTGTCGAGCATCGCCATAATAATCTTGGACTCGCGCATGATCGCCGCCGACCAACAGTTGCGGCCGTCGGGGGCAAACTCGATCGACTTGCGCTTGAGCAGCGTGGTCTTGCTCCAGATCTTGTCCTCGCCCCCAATCCCGACGCACGCGCACACCCGATCCCAGGTCATGATGACCCCGTTCATGATCATCACCTGGTTGAGCCCAATCGCGAAGCGCTCGCGGACCCCAATCCAGTCGCTGTTGAACCGCTGCAACACGTCGAACCGGGTCGAATCGATATTGCACCGCCGACGGTCCACGTCGATCAGAAAAGTGCCCTTTTCGTTCAGGATCGTCAGGAACACCTCGCGGTTACACTCGCTCTTTAGCCACAACAGGAGTAGCCGCCGCCGAGCGTTGATGGTCAGGTTTTTGGTGTGGCGTGGAGGAATCACGAGCTTGGTCACGTTCTCGTTGACTGGGTCATTGCGAAGTCGCTCGACCAACGGGCAGATCCGACAGCTCCGGTCAGCGCATGGCTCGTTGGCGTTGTTGGTGTAGTGGATCTCCCAGTCGGCGTATTCTTGCTCCTCGAGCCCGAGGTGTGGGCGCCATTTGGCCGTGAACTCAGACGGAGGCGGGGCCACCTTCATCCCGTCATTTTCTTTCTGGTTGACACGAGCTTTTTTGGCGGTGTGCATAGCCGTGATTGTTGGACTCTGCCAGCCCCTTAAAAAAAGATTAACGGTGGTGGTCAGAACAAATTTAATTGGTTCATGACGGTGGCCACCAGGTTCTCAAAGACTGGCTCCGGGACCTCGCACCAATAGGTTTGAACGCGGGCAAAGGACGAAACCAGAATAGTGTGACGGACCATCACGTTTTGCTCGACCTCGGAGATGCTCTGGTACACCATGGGGTACATCTGCTTACATTGATCAATCATATATGCGGGCGGGTTTTCAAACAGGGGCATCTCTTGAACCGCAATGCGCGCTAGCCTCACAATGCGGGGGTCGTTGTTCATCTCTTTTGTTTGTCTACAGATACAAGCCGCTTTTTTTGACACGATGTATGTTTTACTGTGACTTTGTAGTCGTCCATGACTGTGTCCGAGTCTTCCGCCATTTGACTGGCCAGAAGGTGCAATGTCGAGCGATGACTCAGCGCTAAATCCCCGGAACGATGACTCAGCCGGGCGAGTCCGGCCCGGGTAGAACGTATGTCTGGGGGTCTTTGTGGGTCACAACCCTCGCACCCCTCGCACCCCTCGCACCCCTCGCACAACAATGGCGCTTTCCCGACCCATGCAACCGGGTTTCTGGAGTGAGACCAAGGCCGGAGTCGCTCACAACCGCACTCAATTTGTGTGGTCGCACGCCAACCTGGACGGCGCCAACTCGGAGTCGTGCTCGGTGTACCTGGTGCCCGCGTTTGTCCTCGTGGACCAGAGCGGCCGGACGATTGCGAGCGTCAATCTGAAGACGCCCAGGGACGCGAGGCAGAGCTTTGTGATCAATGGGGAGCACGTGTACGCCAAAATCGAGGTCAAGGAGAGGAAGCCGACGCCGTATGGGATTTGCATCGTCTTGAACGAAGACAACGCCCCGAACGTGACGGGCGCTGTTGTGAGCGTCATGGTCGACGGCGAGTCGCTGGGACGCCCGGTTTGGAAGGAGCTCACCAAACCGGGTCAGATCGTCTGCATTACTTGCAGGACGTCGGGCCACAGAGGCAAGCTTTTTGCGGTCTCGGTTGACGACCCCGACGCAGGGGCCCTGCTTAAGAAGGGCGCGGTACGCAACGGCGAAATTGTCGTCGACGTTCAGCTCTACGCCAATGAGCCCGAGGGTTTGTACCGCAGTGGCGGGGGGCACGACCATGAGTGGGCGACTCGTGGCGGCGGTGGAACCCGTGGCAGCGGTATCCGAGGACGCGAGGGCGGGACCGTCATTGGGGGCGAGTCGGCGACGCAGCTCGAGGACGCCGTGGTCAAAGGGGTCCCCGACCCAAAGCTACGCGGGAAAATCGCGTTCCGATTCATCGTGGGAGAGGGTGAGGAGATGGACGACACGGTCGTGCGCCCCGCGGTCGCGTCGCCCAAGTTCATGTCGGTTGGACAGGCCGCCGCCGCCGCGCCACCCAACCCGTTTGCGGCGTCGTCTGACCCGTATTCGCGGAAGAATCTCGATTAGCGCTTTGCCATGGAGTGAACGCGCCCGCGCAGTCAGAGATCTCAACGAATAAAGCTCAACACATAATCTAGCTGCATGTTCTTTTGCGAAATGATAATCACGACCCCAATCACATTGTCGGTCTCTGGAAAAGGGTGGGCGTTGATCACGCATGTGATTCCGCTGTTTTTAACCACGAAAGTGAGCTGGCGACTTCGCCCTGAATCGCGCGCGTGCTTGTTCAGCGCGCTGATGATGGGCACAAGCGTGGGCGGAAACACCGCTGCCACGGTGGCCCCCTTTGAGTTGATGAGCATTCGATCCATCATGATCTCGTTGCCCCCGCATGATCGCACCACGTCCGTTTTACCAACAAGAAAGTAAGCGGCGTTGTCCATCGCCGCCGATGAAATGTCCTCGATCTGAATCATCGCTTCGTTCTTCATGTCGATGACAAGCTCGTCGACGCTGGTTCGATGCACATCGCCGCCTCGTTCATTCTGGTCATCTTCCTTATTCTTGCGGGCGCACAACCCGAGTGTGCAACCGTCGAAGCAGCCCATGAAATTGAGGGATACGACGGACATCCCACCCGCGCTTTCTTTTGAAAGATCTTGGTCTCGGATTTATTTCATACGGCCGTGACAATCCTGGAGCCTCTGGCTGCGGGTGGTGACGGCGCTGACTCGGAAGTGTTGCTTTCTATGTCCGACGAAGACGACCCACTCGGTTCGGCCGTCAGGTCGTCGGCGATCACCAGCTCGCGCTTCCAACGCCGCGAGTACGACGATTTGAGATTGCCCATCGTCCCGCGAGGGACGGCGGGGCAACCCCCCGAGTCGCACATGATCGACGACAACACTGGAATGTACGCGCAATTTTCCATATAGTCCATCTGCTCGAGCCCCGTGGTCAACCGCGACAGGTTGCGGATGTCGTGGAAGAACGAAAGAACGGTAGCCTGGGTATCAAACACAACAGATTGGTGACGTTTGATCGCGCTGAGCATTCGCCCCCACTGCGCACTGCATTCCTTGCACGAAATCATCCTCCCAAACGATTTAGACCATTTCCACACTCGCCACCGCTGCTTCTTGGTCATGGGCTCGTTTGGGCAGTATTGTCGGACCACCCCCAGAAAATAAAACCACATGGCGTCGCTCGAGCACTCCGGATCCGTACATGGCATAATGGTGGATCCGGTAGTGGTAGCGCCTCTTTGACTCAAGTCCGACACCTAAAAATATCGCGAGTGATCACAAAATAAAAAGGGCCATGGCGTCCAACCGAAACGACCACATGACCCAGCGGGTTAACGACCTGATGACCCAGTTGCGTCAATATGAGGGCAATTTTATTAACGTATATCGCCCGGGCAGAGAGGGTGTGCTCCATGCGATTAAGGCCATTTTTGAGCAGCTCCCGCACGACATGACCAACCGGATGTTCTTGCACCGCTACTACCGGGTGAATTACATGATGAACTCGATCGTCACCAAGGACCTGCCCCCAGAACATGTGGAGCCGTTTCAACACGGGTGGCACGACCAGATGGAAAAATACTTTTTTCAAACCGCCCCGCCCACCATTGCCAACATTTTGGACGACCCCCGCAAACCCGACATTGTCCATCAGTGGGCGCGGTACGTGGACCATCTCAACGACACGGGTCGGATCGCGGCCATTCAGAGCACCGGGACGTAACCAGTCCGGGCACCCCTTCAAGCGAATCACGATGCCCTGAACCCGAGCCAATAAAAAAAATGCCAACCATAATTCGTTCGATTAAAGATTCGCAAAATAAACAAAGGCAGGCATGCCAAAACTTGGCGGAGAACCCGCATTTTATCAGCCAGTCCCATGGCCGTCCGAGTGGCGCGACTGTTGTACCCTCTGGCCCAGGCGTCGGACAGGGCGCGGCGATCCGCCATTTCGCAGGGGCTCGGGTTTGGACGCACCGTGGTGTTTCCGGCCGATCGACACCTGACTGAATACCTGATTGACACGCTCCCTGGGATTGACCCGTGGATGTATGTGCTAAGAAGCGACGTGGTCGTGTGGCGGGGCGGATCTGGAATCGACCTGGCCAACTCTGGCGATTTCGTGATCGACCACCTGGTGGCGGCCGATGATCAAGGGTTCTGGGTTGAGGACACCAGCGGCGAGGACGTGGCCACCTGCCCCCCGCACCACGTGTGTACTGTCACGGGGCAATTTGTCGGGCAGATCCGACCCAGAAACCCGTCGGACGATTATTACCACGTGCACTGTCACGTTGTCACGTCCATCCAAGCGCCAGAGAAATTATCTGGGTTGGCTCAGGGCAAACCCAACGATGAGCAGCTGGTTTTCGAGTACCTCCCGCCGTTCGCCGTCCCCCACCTTTGAAACGGCGGCGAAAACCGACGTCGAGGAAGGTGTGGATGTCCTGCAAACGGTGGAACCGCCGTCGCTGCCTCAGGGGGGCCCGGCGTCGGACGATGTTCTCCGTCTTCCAATCATCGGGAGCGTCACCGAGTTGCCCTGCCCCAAGTGCGACAGCGACACCAAGCACATGCTCGTTGCGGACAAGGTGGCGGTGAGCTACGTGTGCCTCAAGTGCGACTCGCGTTTCCAGGTGTGCACCACCGGGCTGTATCGCCAGGTGGTCGGGAGCATGCACAAGACCCTCAGGACCATGGTGTACTGTTCGCTAGCCCAACATTAAACCACCAACAAAAAAAACTATTTGTATACAACCATCTCAAATGGATCGTTTGGTGACCGCGCTGACCCGCAGCCCTGACGGGAGACCGGTCGCGGTGTGGTACAACGAAACTAACGGTGGGTCGGTTGTGATTGACCCCCACGTCACGGGGTGCAACCCGGCCGACGATGACGGGATGTTGGTGTGGACCCCGCGCCGCATCTGGACCCCCAAGGGAGACCACAGCGTCGCCAAGGGCCACATCATTGACTGCGCCCGGGGCCCGCACGACACGGTGACGGTAGCGGTCATTGACCCAGACGACGCTACCATGAGCACCGCCTCGCTCGACAGCGACTCGGGGTTTTGCGTGTGGGAGGGTGCGTACCGCCACATCGTCTCATTTGGGTCCGCGCACTGCCCGGGCACCCCGCCCCCACCCGTGGGGTTTCGGAACCCGACCGTGGCGTACGACGTGTTGAACAACGCGGTGGTTTGTCTGAGCGATTTTGGGGGCAAGCCCGTCACCGTGTACAAGATCGACCCGAGCGCGGGCCGGGTCATGGCGCTGTGGCCCGTCGCGGACAACGCGGTGGTGGTGGTGTGCGGGGTCGGGCTGCTCACCCTTGAGCTCGACGGCGACGCGGGCAAACTCAAGAAGCGCCCAGTGATGCGCAGTGTCCCCGGGCAACTCACGTCGGCGGTGGTCGAACACACCGACGGGATCGGGGTGTGCGCCATGACGTTTGCGGAGCGGGGTTCCGGGAGGGTCGAGTTGTGGGTGTTGAACCCGGACCTGGCCAAGCTAGTCCGTGACGACCGCGACGGTCGGTGGAATTCCGACGCAAAATGTTTGCGGGTCCAAACCACTGGGGCCGATCAGGTGTACACGGAGCTGGCCGAGCCCCCGGCCACAGTGGTGCAACACGTCTCAATTAAGGGGTCCTCGCCCCAAGTGCGCAGCGTGGTCACGAGTAAATTGGTGTGAATTGTGTAATTTTATTAGACATCTTCGCTCTCTCCGATCTCAGATGTGTTGCCATCATACATTTTGAGCTCTTTAAGATGCTCTTCAGAAAACTCGTTTCCGATAGGCAACTTGCCTTGGTGGCCATCCTCAACAGATTTTCCATGTTCATCCTGCCATTCGTATTCAATGTTAAACACCACGAGACTCTTGACTAGCTGGATCACCCTATCCTTCTCCGTGTCCCACAACTTGGGCTCATTTTCGTTCCAGTCGGTTATGGCCATAAACCGCTCTTTCCAGGATTTCGGTATGGTCGCCGCCATCACCACCGCCGCAGTTGCGTCGCCTTCGTCGACCGTCTCTTCTGCCTTGACGGCGCTCGCGGCCGCGTCGGTGTCGTTGTCGATCTTGGCCAACACCATGTCGAGCAGGTACTTGGTAAACTCGGGCGTGTAAAACGATGCTTCAACCTTGTCGTCCTTGATTATCTTATTGTTAGCCCGCTTTGCGTCCCCGCCCATGGCGTTCAGAATCCGGTAGAAAAAGACGTCCACTGCTCGAAAAGCCTTGACTGGAGACTCCACCGTGTGCGGGCACTTTTTATCGGCACCCGCTACGACCCTGATTGTGACCGATTTCCCGGCGGCGACATGAACCCGGTATGCGCTTGATGTGGAGAGAAGCTGCGACCGAAGCCGGTATGCCGACGCGGCGTAGCTGATGGGCTCGAGTTTAACACCCGTTGTGAGCCAGCTCTTAGCCAATTCAAGCAGCTCGCGGGCGCTCAGAACAATGTCAAAAACGCTGCGGGGTTCGTTCTTCCTGTCGACCCGCTGGTACAGATCGTTGTCGCACACATTTTGGTCGGTGACGCACACCCGCCGCCGCCCGCGCCCCAGATAATTAGGGTCGGCCCCCACGGCCGTGTCCGCGGTGCACGCAATCTTGTGGTTCTCAGCTCGGCTGTATCGAAGCTCCTTTCCGCCAAAAGCCAGCTTCTTATCGCCGTACTTTTCCTCGCGGAACGCCCCAACTCCACACAACATGCTCTCGAGCGCCGAGTCGACCACAATGTTAAGCGCGCGAACCGCGTTAATGATGACCGACAGGTACCGAGTGCCTGTGGCCTGGAGCTGGTCGATTGTTGCATCAATGTCCCGATCGCTGACCCGCCCCGACTCAAAGTTGAGTTTTGAAAACACAATGGCCATCATGCATGCCTCAGGCTTGGAGGTGGCTTGACCAGCCATATTGGAATCCATCAGGCTTTTCTCAATGTTAGCCCAGTCGTCGCTGGTGCCCCACGATGTCGCAGCGGGCGCGTCAGCGGCTTGCATCGACACCAAAAGAGAGTACGCCAGCTGCGGCGTGAAGACGTCCACCTTTGGATCGAGTTTGATGAGCAGCCCCTCCGAGGCCATTTTGATCACCGCACCAATGTCGTTCAAGAGGTTGTCATGGGCAAACTTGGTTTCACTCGCAGCGGCCTTATCGTTGTTGTATGACCGCAAATACCGTGGCAGCGCTTTCTTGCACTTTTCACGGATCTCCCTGGAGATCTTGGCGACGTTGTAAAGGTATCGGATGGACACGCATAGCGCCGCCTCGTTAGCGCTTTTTTGCCAGTCCTCCAGCTTCTTGTACTCTGGTAAAGTTTCGTCCCCAAGGTCCTTCCTGTCAAGGTGCCTGACCACGTCGGTAAACTGGTCACGGTTCTCCAAGTAGTTGGTTATGTTGGGCATGTCCTTCTTGTCGCCGCCGTAGATCCCGCATGTGTGCTTTGGTTCTGCCTCAGATTTAGAAAAATACCCGATTGCACCCCCGATCAAGGCGGCCCCCGCAACGGCTCCAATCGCGGGGGCGGTCAGGATGGCGCCGCCAATCCCCACCGCAGCGCCCAACAGCCCCTGCTTGACACCCATCACCCGTTTCTCGTCAGCGGTGACGGAGCGGTTGGTTTTGATGTACTCGATCAGCGGCGACTTGATCCGCTCAAGGTCTTCGGTCGAGAGCTTTTTGTTTTTGGCCTTGTCGACCCACTTATCGTATCGCTCCTTCCGACGGGCCAGCTTGGCCTTGTCGTGGATGTCGATGTCGGCGAGTTTTTGCTCGTCGGCGGTAACGGGCCGCGCGTTCTTTGGAAACGCCAGCTCGTTGGCGCACGCCTGGCACATGAGACCGTTTTGCATCGCCACCGCCTGGATGCGGTCTTCGAGATTCAACGCCGTCTTGTGGGTGTCGATAAAGTTGTGAAACTTGTCGGCCCAATCCGCCTGGGTTTTGGGGAGGCTGTCCGTATCCTTGATCCGCTGCGCGACCGTGACCACGAATTGGCGGAAGTACGCGAAAGCGTTTCCTGACGCCGCAAAGGCAGCCTCCGTCTTGGCCGCGCGGTCTGGGCGGGTCTCGTTGTAGTAAAACTTGAAATCAATCACGTCAACGATCCGGCGCTCCGCGTCGGACATGGCGTCGATATCGGCGCGCGAGAATTCGGTCATGAGCGCGCCGCTTCGGAGCCCGGACTCGACCTTCTTCCTGACCGAGGGCAACAGGTTGTCCCGAATCTGGTCAGCCGGGATAATGTGGTTCCAGGTCTTGGCGCCGAGCGCGTCCTCGTTCCACGTCAACAAGCGCGAGGTCATTTCGCTCTCTCTCTTTTTGTTCTTTAATGTGTACCATAAAATTACACTACCTCTAGGCTGTCGTCGTCGTCATCGGCGCCCCGAATCTGGTCGAGCCGCTCTATGAGCTCGGGCATAAAGATGCACTTGTTGCCCTGGGGCAACACGAGTGCGGCGTGAGCGTTGCGGGCGTTAGCCAACCCCTGGTCGATCGGGGGGGTACCGGGGGCTGGCGGGGCGAAAATGGCGGTGTGCGACTTCGGGTGCACCGGTTCCCTTATTGGGGCCACCCGGAGCCGCCCCACCGGGCAGTCGTCGGTCACGTACGTCGACCCAAACAGCCATCCCTCGGGCACCTTGGTGAACTTGATCAAGCGAATGTCGATCGCCATCCGGGACTCAATCGGGATCAGGTATGCCCCCGCCGATTCTGGGACGGTGAACGCGCTCCGGCTGGTCAACGCCCCCGAAATCATCTCCACCTGGGAGATCGCGATGTCCAGGATCATTGTCTGCGCTTTCTCCAACGTCTCGGAAAAGCCCAACACCTCGTGGCCGTCGGCGTCGCCCTCGGCCTTGGTGTACACAATGGCGTACATTGCCGCTTTAGTAGTCATCATCCTCAATTTTATCGTCCTCGCAGGGCTTGAAAGTTACGACAAGGTAGCTCTCGTACTCGAGAACCCCAAACCGCTCGAGCGGAACGTCGTCGCCCTGAGTCGTGTCGATCCACCGCCCGCAGTGCGACAAGCAGAGGTTGTCGGTCGTGGTGGTCACCGACGTTTCCAGGTTGTGCATGACCTCGGCCACCGTGTCCGCTTGCATCCGGATTGGGGGCAACGACAAATAATACACGGTGACCCAAAACCGCGCCGCGCTATTCTTCGTGAGCATAGGGCGAAGCGGCGCCGACAGGCACGCCGCCACCGAGTTGATGAGTGCGGTAAAATTGACCGCGGGGGTCCACAGATCTTTGATGCGAATCGACCTGGTGCCCGCAAGCCGCACGATCCGAGGGTGATCAAACGGGTCGTCTTTGTCGCGCAGCGTCACGATCGGGCTTGTGTTGGCACAGTTGACCATGTACAAGATCGTGATCCACACACAAGTGGGCGTCAGGTCGTCGATCCACACCGACAGCGGGATGTTGATCGAAAAGAACCGGCTGTTGGGGGAGTACTGGTACGCGATCGGGTACTTGTCTGAATTGACGATGCAAGGCTTGACCATATCCCATTTGTTGGTGGTGCGGCTGAAGTGGCGCTTGATCAGCTTGGGGACGTCCTGGTCCTGAATAAACGCAAGGTGTCTGATGTTGCTATCCATCATCGTGGTATCTGGGTCGGATCCCCTAACCGTGGACCTTTTATTAAATTCGGGAACGGAGAGCCGTTAAAAGAGTCAAATGGATCCCAGGGTCGAGGCCAAGTGGTGCGAGGAAATCGTCGGTTACGAGCGCGAGGCGATGGCCCGGCGCGAGGACGGCGACGTGGTGGGGGTATGGTGCTACACCGCGCTTGCCGCCAGGCTGTTGCTTGCGCTTCAGGAGACCAACAGCGCCGGCGCCCGCCGGTGCGAGAAGCAGGTGGGCAAGACGCTCGGGAAACTCAACAATGAGATGGAGAACGCCAAGAAACGGTACTGCGAGCGCCGGGCCGAATTGTTAGGGTCGGGGCTTTCCTCGGGGGCCGACGGCGAGACCAAGGGCGACTGCGCCCCACTCACCAAGCACGAGATCAAGTTTGTGGCCGGGACCAAGGCGTGCACCGAGTATTGGTTCAGCCGAATCATCGGGCTCAAGGAGACCAAGAGCGCGCTGGTGTCTGGGTTTATTCAGCCGCTGCTCTACCCGACGCTGTTTGACCAGACCCGCGCCATCCTTTTGTATGGCCCGCCCGGGACAGGGAAGACGCTGCTCGCCACCGCGGCCGTCAACGAGCTTGCGGCGCAAAGCGGTGGGTCCATTGAGGTGCGGTACTTTGCGATCCCACCGTCGGTGTTTCGCCAAAAATACGTCGGGGTCGGCGAGAAGAACATCGAGACCATTTTTGACTGCGCCGCCGAGGTGGCCCGAACCAAGCCCGGCGAGCCCAAGAAGCTGGCGGTCATCTTCATCGACGAGATGGAGGGAATCGCGGGTGACCGAAGCAAGGACGCGTCGGGAACCTCAGCGGGTCCCGTCGCCACGCTGTTGCAAAAGATGGAGGGGATCGCGTCGGCCGAAAACGTGGTGGTGCTTGGGGCTACCAACTACCCATGGAACATGGACTCGGCGATTTTGTCGCGGTTCAAAGAACGAATCCTGGTGGACCTGCCCACCGCGCTTGACCTCGACCGGTTCATTAACCTTGAGATCTCGAAGCGGGTCGAGCTAGTGCTTCGCGACAGGCTCGACGACACCCCCGAGCGGCTGTCCGAGCTCCGGGGCGGCGGGTGCACCACCGAACCCCCACCGCTTCAGTTTGATTCGCACCGCCAGGCGTCGGGGATCCGGATCCCGCTGTCGCCCGAGGTGATCCAGGCGGTCGCCACCCAGATGTACCGTCGGGGTTACTCGATGCGCGACGCCGACTCGGTGATGGTCAAGGCCAACAAGGCGATGGGGCTTCGGGCAGTGGCTTCGGGGATTTTTTATCGGGTGGGCAACAAGTATGTGTGCAAGGACGGCCAGAACGTCGCCTCGAAGACCGAGCTATTTGCGTTCCGAGGCCGCGACGCCGACCACGATTTTCCGGTCAAGGGCGGTGCACGGGAGGTCAGGGTGTACGACGACGTTTATTATCATCGATCGCTGTACATCGGCCCGCTGTTCCTCAACGACGAGCTGATCGACGACTACTTTGTGGCGGCTGACGGCGTCTCGAGCCCGGTCCGGGTGTTGGTCAAAGTCAAGGTCCGGGTCACGCAGGCCTCTGACGATGGCGAGACCGCTGGTGGGGAAGGGCCGCGGGGGCTTGAAGAGGTGCTTGGGACCGAGCCTTTGACGATGGACCGGACCGCCTCGGCGGTGGTGGCTAAGCTGTCACGGAGCAAGAAACACGCCAGGGTGGTTGGAGCGATGGCGGGCGCCGCCGGCGCCCGGGGCGGACTCGACTATTACGCCCGGTCTGGGTCGCGGATTGAGCACTACTACATCCCGTTCACGGTGGAGCCCGGATTTGTGGACGGGGTGCACACGCTCCGCGACCTGTTTTCAGCCGACAAGTCGGCGCGGTACGCCTACACCCCTTGGGGGGTTGACACGGTTGACACATCGATGACCCAGGTCGACCTGACCAAGCTCCAGGGGTCGGTGGGGTCGAGGCTGGGCGAGAGCGTGGTGGTGCCTGACCTGTTGTCTCTCCGGACCCTCAAGTATGCCACCGGGCTCGGGGCCGTTGGTGTGGTCACCGGCGGGTTGGCCGCGGCGGGGGCGATCGCGGGCGGGGTCGGGGCGCTGGCTGGGGCCGGGATGGCCAAGCTGAGGAGCGAGGGGCACCAGGTCGACTATGCGCGGCTGTGCGACACTGTCGCCGAAGGGGTCGAAGTGGCCGATTTGTTCTCGGTCGAACCCGGGCTTGCATCCACGACCACCAACGAGGCTGCGGTCCAGGCGAGCCCGACCGCCAAGCCTTCAGGGGCGCAGTTTGTGCACAGCGTCTCGTTGCTTCCCGACGGCGCTCAGGTTTACACCTTTGCGTACACTCAGGACATTCTGACCGAGGCGATTGCCAAGGTGCCCCCGTCGTACAACAAGGCGCTCCACAAGTCGCTGTTGCGGTACTCGATCGACGCCGGGCTCGAGACTGAGTGTCGCGCCCCGGCGCTCGGCGAAAACATGGAAAAATGCGAAAAGTTGTTTCTGGCCAAGCACCCTTCAAAAAAGGCTGCGGTGGCCGGAAGATTCGACGGAAAATAAAACGTTAAACTATCTATCTCACACACCAATGATGCTCATCGACAACGGGATTGCATGCATGAACTCGCAAATTTACTGAGCACCAAGTAAAATCACGCGCAATTGGCCTCCATCGTGTACCGCCAAAACTTGATCTGGTCCATGTAGTCGTCGTCAATCTCGTCCTTATCAAACACCCCGTCAAAGAGCGCAGAGTAAATGGCAGCGAGGCCCTTGTGGTAGTCATCAACCCGCTTATCGTTGGCTAACAGAGCATCGTTGTGAAACACCATCTCACCCGCGTCGATACACCGCCACGGCGGAATCGTGTTCCCGGGGAGTCGCCAGAGCATCGCGCCCAGCCGCACCGCTGGCAGAATCGATGTGTCCTTGAACCAGATGGGGGCGGTGTTCTTGTGGCGGGTAACGACGATGGCGAGCAGGTCGAGCGTCGCCACCGATCGTGCGATGTGTTCGTCGGCCCAATTCCAGTACAGCGTTCCAGGGGTTACGGGCACGTCCGCGAACTTGGGGGCCCACCACGGCACGACGTCAGTGCCCTTTTTCCATTCGGTGTCGTAGCTGCCCAAGAAGACAAACACAAAAACTAAAAAGATAAACGCAAACATGAAAAAGATCGCAAAGGCGGCGGTGGGGGCATCTTGGGTCATGGGCATCGCGTCCATCGCAGCCTGGGCCGGTTGTGACGGCGATTAACTTTTTTGGTTGCAGATGGTTAACCCTGATTAGTCATGCCTGTTGAATTCCATCTTTGTGAGGCATTAACCAAATCCGCACGTTTACTTGTATTAATGATTGGGGTCGTGATTCAAATACCCTGCGCCCAATCCAAGCCAATTAATTTCAGTTCCGGTTCGGACATCACAAAGATGGCGCGGATGTCAAAAATTAGGCACACGGTACGATCAAACCATGAGGCCGATGGAGTCGACTCCCATCGAAAACAACTCCCCGGGGGAAAACGAATCAGATCCCGGGAACAAGCGGCGTTTTTCGCAGCTTGATCCAGAAATCCCGGAGCCCGATTTTGTGGCCTCGGAAGAGGCCGATGTGGAGCCCTTAGAGTCTGAGCTGAGTCCAGCCTCGAACATGGCCAACGAGGGGTCGGTGGAAGAGGACGACGATGACGACGAGGAGCCTGACGAAGAGAGGGTGGAACAGGAGATTGTGATCGACGGCGACGACCCGGCCATCATCAACGACGTAGTCGAGGTGGTCGGAGACTACGGCGCCCGGAGCGAGGACGAAGAGGAAACAGAGGAAGACAGAGCGTTTATCTCTGACGACGCGATCGTGCTTGAGACCAACCACCGGCGGAGCGATGTTGACCCCAGCCTGATTCTTCCCGAGGGAACCCGCCGGAACCGAAAGCCGGTTGACAAATGGGCGCACCCGGATGAAGTCGAGGTGTGCATCGATCACGGGTATGCGGTCGAGTCGGACGAAGACCTCGAGGACGACTACGAGGAAGAGGACGACAACGATTCCGACCCGGATTTTGAGAACGAAGATGAAGAGGACTTGACGGATGAAGAGGATGAGGGGGATGAGGAAGAGACGGACGACGAGACGGACGAAGAGTTTTATTTGGTAGAAATCACCAAATACACCGTCAAGGCCATGACCGAGCACGACTGTGAGGCGGCCGATTCAACCGAGGGCGTGATGGTCCACTGGGAGTTTGAGCGCGAAAAGTATGCGGCGCACTGGCAGGACCCCACCGCACCGCTTCACGTGGGTGAATTTACGATCGTTCCGAGCAAAGTCTAAAAAATAAAGATGTTTATTTCTCACTCCCAATTGACTGAGATTTCGGCGTCTGTGGGATTCACCTTGGCGACGCGCTTGACTCGCAGTGCGAGTTCCTTTCCAGCGCTCCCCGCAAACTGCTCAAAGGCGGCCCTGTACTCCTCCTGGAGCATCTTGGCTTTTTCTATGCCCTTGTCAGAGTCGGCCGGGAGCCGGATAAGCGCGTTGGTCGTCTTGGCGATCCGATTGACAACGTCGGCGATACTCGTGTCATTGACCGCGTTTGGGGGCATATTCAAGCCATTGCCCTTGTGGGCCACCACAAAGTGCGTGTCGTTTGAGTACGGGTCTCCCGAGTCCGCCGTCGGGGACATGAGTTTAAAGTGACCGTCCATGATCTGCCCTGTCTTTGACAAGGGGTGGACCCACAAAAATCCAGACCCGCCCGTAGGGTAAACAAGAGATGGACAAGTTGGTAAGCGAGTCCGTGGCGGCCGTCCGTGACCTTCACATCGGCGCGGTGGACGTTGATGCACTGTCGATCGTCATACATCAGACCGTCTCGAGCAACACCCGGTTCCCTGACAACGCCGTTGACAACGTGATCCGGCGGTACGCCGCACTCGTGGAGTCCAGGCAGCGAGCAGGAGCGATGTCTGGTGGGGCGACCCCCAAGTTCGGGTATTACTTTAACGAACTGTCGTCGGCCAAGTGCTACGGCGACGCCACCCGAAACCACGACCGCCACACCTTTCAGCCGGGGCGCGACCTCCGATCCAACCACTTTTCGGCGATCCACAAGCAGTTTTTGCAGAAGCGTCGCGAGTACATTGCCGCGCAACAGGCGCGATACAACTGAGCCCCCACCCCTTCCCTATTGCGGGTGCGGCGATTTCGATCTGCGGCCAGGCTCGGCGGGGGCAGCCTTGGCGATGGCCTGGTGCGCAAAGCGCAAGTTAGTCAGAAACTCCTCACAGTACCAGTTAGCGTCTTTGGCGACGTCGGGAAAATGCTTGATCTTGTAGGTTTTGTTTTCTAGCTCTTCGTCGTCGATGTTAGGGTGGTAGTCGAGGATGTTTCCGTCCCACATCTTGGCCAGGTGCATCATCTGGCGGTTGATTTTGTTCAGCGCCTTCATGTTGATCCGCGACGCGCTCTTATTTCGCTCAAGGAGTGATTGCTCGAGCGCGACAAACTTTGACCCGGCGAGCGCGACCATGTATATGTATATCTTCTTGACCAGCTCGACGCACTCCTGCCTCTTGGAAACTTCAATAAACATGGACCCCTCAAACCCGTTGAGCACGCTGTGGTAGGTGCCCTCGAGGTACTCGAGCGTGTGTTTGTGATCCTGGACCACTGGAAGAGACTCCATCGCGTTTTATTTCACGGGCAGACACGGATAATTTCAACAGTAACTCTGCCCCGTTTCACATCAGCCTCAACGACTACGCGGCTGTCACCCCGAAACCCAAGCTCATCCTTGAAATCCAGGTGTTTGATCGCTGGGGTAAGGTAGGTCTCAAACAGGACTGTTGCTGAGGAGGCGCCGTGCGATTCATTCTTAATCAATAATTGCTCAACTTCATCTAAGATCTGGTTAATACTCGCTTCATTTTCAGCGGCGGCGTCGTTGGTCACGGACAGAAACTCCGCCTCAAACATTCTTTTCTTTGTGCAAGAGAGAAATGACAGAAAATAAGCCCCTCCCTGTGGTGGTCAACGTACGAAAAAAGCATCTGCTCAGGGTGTATGGTCCGGAGGTGGACACGTTTGTCAAGTGGTGTGGCCGCCCGGATTCGGTGTACGTGGGGCGGCGGGTGCAATACGTCCATGGGACGTTTGACAGCGTGTGGGGCAACTACCAGTGTCTCGATTACGACGGGTATTTGAACAGCGCTTTGACCGCCAAGAATCACCTTATCCCAAAGCTGGCTGGACTTGCAGGCAAGGAGCTCGGGTGTTGGTGCGTCGACCCCGGCGAGCCAGACAAATACTGCCACGGCCACGCAATCGTGACCCTGTACAAGGCCCACGTCCTTAACGGGTTAACCGTCGAGGAGATGCTCAAGGAGCTCTTGTAAATAAAGAAAAGAAATTCTTGCACACACTGTTACTAAAAGCCATGGGTGTAGATTTCTACAACTGCAACGATTGTGGGTCGACCCGCCACCCCGACAACCTCGACAACTGCGCTAACGGGTGCGGGGTCTACTACTGCAACGACGGACTCGAGTGCTCGGGCGCTAACTTGAAAAGGACCGAGGAGGACGGTGATTTGTACTGTGAGGAGTGTCTTCCCAAGTGCTTTTTTTGCTACAAAACCGCGCCCATCGACAACGCGTACCAATGCGAAGAGTGTGATAACTGGTTTCACAACGCCGGGGCCTGCCCGCTGGATTTTGGGACCATGACCACCGACATTTTCGACAGTGAGGTGTGCCCTGTGTGCGCCGATAAAATCGAGGAAGGGGTGGAGCTTCCGCTGGTTCGCGAGGCCTACGGCGAGTGCGGGATTGACGGGTGCAAGGACATTGCGTTGATCCACCTCGACACGCCGTGCGGGTGCGGTCACATCAAGGGGTGCGTTTGCCACTTTGAGCAACACGTGTGCGACCGGGCCGGAAAGTCGATCGAGGACCTGGCCCAGAGCGGCGACTGCGACAAGATTCGGGTCGCACTTGTCTATCTACGCGGTCGCTGCGGTGACAAGACTATGAAGCGCGCGCTTACCGAGGCTGGATTATAAAAAAAAAACATGTTTAATGGGTCTTGCCCGCCCGCCCGTTTGGCTGCGCAGCGGGAGTCTTCTTCTTCTTCTTCTTGGGCGCCTCCAGGTTGACTGTGAATGTACTGGCGCAGCCCCACACTGGTTGCACATGGTTTGGCGAGGTATTGGTGTTGCGGGTCCACTCCGTCACGTAAAAGTGGCGAACTCCATTCGCCCACGCAGTCCGCCGGTATCGCTTACACCACACAGTCGCAGCGTCCGCATAGGTCGCCCGGAGGACTGCCCCATGCCTCCTCGCCGGAGCGCGCGGTAGAAACGACGCGACATATGCAGGGTTGGGCGCCGCGTCAGCCCCCGGCCCCCCAAGCGTAATGAGCTGCGGTGAGCCGTCAAGCTTGGCGATCTCATCGAGCGGGTGGGGCCCAGCGTCAACGGCGGGCTTGGGCCCCTCAGGGGCGGGGGCGGCCACGGCGAGTGCGGCCATGATCTTTTGGGTGTGAGGCGCGGGTCGGGGTGTGAGG